AGTTTCTCCTTGACTTCCTCGGTAGATAGCATCGGGTTGAGAGCATACGGCAGATAGTTCTCACAAAGGTCTTCTATCTCATCGCTACTCATTCCGCAAGCAGTTACCTTCTCCCCTCTCTTCTCTTGCTCGTCTGCTCGAAAACAAGAATCCGATAACGATTTTAATAACACTCCCAAGGTGTGATAACCAAATAACTTTCCCATATCATTATAATCTAGAGATTAAACTTTGACAGCCCTTGCCTGAGAAATACTTATCGGCAAAACCATATACATAAAATATAATGGTCATTACAAGTATTACAACATTAGCTTCCACCATTTCGTTGGTGGTAAAAACATTCCAGTATACGATATGAATAGCATTTATCCCAAATAGGTAGATTATCATCGGAATACGCCATCTGTAGCAGAGCCAAAAGAATCTGCTAGCAAGTATAAGCACAAGCGGATGGATGTAAACTGAGAAATAGATAAATGCTGCCGATACCCAATTCTCCTTAAACCATACGCACATTTCTTTTTCATGAGACGCAAATGTTACCATGCATGCAATATGAAAAAGCATGATAAACAGAGGCATCACTTCACAATAATACTTAAACCAAGTGAGTAGCTTTACGCTGTAGCCTCTACCTGCAAGGATAATGACGTTTATCATTTCGCTAACGTCCATGTCCTTAAACATTACTCTTGACAACTGTACAACACCGACTGATTGAACTAACCGATGGACTTCATCTTCTTCCTCTTTAGTCATAAATTCTTCTCCTTTTGTTTTATTATTTGTTCTTAGTTCCTCATTCTTAATAATAAGGAAAGTGCTGCAAAAATAAACAATTCTGCACAAAAATATTTATTTTGAGCAAAAATTTAAAGTTAAACTTTGCTAAAGTAACAATCTGAAAGTAGATGGTTGCAAAAATAGCGTTAGAACGGCTTTCTTGCCAAATTCTAACGCTATTAGTGTTTATCCTATCACAACCTCAAGGGTCTCCATATCAGCGAACTTCAAGCCGCAATCCTTAGCAGCCTTGAAAAGCTCTTTCTCTTCAACTGCCTCGATGGCTACCTCTACCTCGGCATTGGCAAGGTCTGAGAAGTACTTCTCTGTCTTCTGCTTCTGATTGAAGAAGTACTCATTGACCTCAGCGAACTTGGCTGAATCGTCCTTGGTGTATTCGTAGCCCTCATCAGCGTGCTTCTGCTCCAACTGCTGGCACTCCTGAAGCTTGCACTGCATCTCCTCGAACTTATCGTCCTTCAAGCTCTGCTGCGCTTCCTCCACATCCTTGTCGTAGGTATCGGCTACTTGGCGCAGTGCCTTCATATTCTTCCAAACTCGCATAGCGGCATCATCGCTCATAGATGATGTCTTCAATGCTTTCAACGTTCTGTAGGCATCAACTGCCTCAATTGTCTTAATCTTTTTCATAATTGTTTCTTTATTTTTATGTTATACAATATTCTTCGCCAGATTGCCATAGCAGAATACCTTTCCTATTAACAGTGCAAAGTTAAGAAAATAATTCCGAATAACAATGCAGGAGGAGCAAAATTTACGAATTTTAAAAATCAGCTTCCCCACGTTGTGTAATCACTAGGTCGCAACGTGTCTGCTTTCTCGGTGAGAACGTAAACCACAAATACATTTCTAGCATATTTGTTATATTAAGAACATCTGCTTTTTAATGCATAATATAACTACCACCTGGAGGAACTTGTTTCCATCCACCATCTATATTAATTTCAAAAGATAATTGACACATTTGTCCATAATAACCTCCTTCATAAACATTATCAAATCTTATATATATATCAACATAATCTGTTCTATCACCTTCAGGAATAGTTACAGAACCTGTACTTTGACCAGAGCTATTAGATACATAACCTCTTCCGTATGTTGTCTTATTGTTACCATAAGCACAAACACTTCTAAACATACCATCAGTAATTGTAATTGTAGCATCAGGAAGTTTATATATTCTTGCTTTACAAATACAACTAGCACCAACTAATTCTCTCAACGATGAGAAATCAACAAAACCACTAGAACCACTTTTAATACTTTCCATATTAATTTGTCTAGGATAATATTTAAAAGTAATAGCACCCGGAAGAGATATAAAAATTATTTTTGTATTATCATATAAAGTTGCATTACGGGTATATGCTAAAAAAGGAACAATATCAATAAACTTATCTCCACTGCCTATATCAAAAGTTATTTCTTTACTAGCGTATACATAATCTGTTGGTTTTTTGCAATTACCGACATAATAATTTTTATAAATCTTATCATTAACATTATATGGTGAATCATAACGAATTTGAATCCAAAAAGACCAACCTAAAGATAAATCAGTTATTATATCATCCATAGTAAGATTTGTATTATCATCAACATTTGTATTCTTATATAGAACGCAATTAAATTTAGGAGTTGAAGAATAATAAATTTCAACGTGAAATTGAGGAATAGAAGTCATAAATGCATTACGTGTTGCTTTACTACTATAGTTTCTAAAATCACTTAATCTATAAGGAGAATTAGCACCACCTTTTGGAAAATGTTTTCCTGATACACTTGTACTTGTGTTATCACTAATATAACCATGATTACCATATACATTATCTTTATAAAGGTTGTTACAAGCTTTAATTGCAAAACCTTCTCCTCCATAATTATTACGTAAGTTCTTATAAGTGTCCATAGGTATATTCATACCACAACGAACAACACAAGTGAATTTACTATATGAAGATGTTACTATTTCCTCAGAGTCTTCTCTAATAGGATATTCTTTAAATTCACCTTTACAACTAATAGGTTTATACTTACTCCATATATTTATATTTTCACTCTTACAAAGAGTAGCAAGGTCATTGCTACTCTCTCCAAGAGCTCGTTTAACATCATCAATGCTAACAGGAGCACTAATAATTCCAGTTTCACTATTGTAAGGCATAATCTTTTATTTTTTAAATATTCAACTTCAGTTTCTAATTCTGTTACAACTTCTTTAATAACAACTCGCTCTACTGTTACATTGAACACTTTCGCAAGCTATAATATAAATCGTTTCATACGCTTAATCTTTAGAACTTAAAACACTAGGCAAGGCAGCTCTATAAGAGCCACCCTGCGTTAGTACTCACGATACCTACTCTGCTGCCTCGCTTGCCATATTAGCGGCGATAGCGGAATTAACCTCCTTAATCAATGCTGATACCTCACTGAGCTTGCTCTGAGGAACACCGCTGATGTTGTAGGTCAGCTCGCTGCCGTTGGAGCTTGCGTTCGCATTGCCGAGATAATTACCATTTGGGTCACCATAGATACTCATATTGATGCTCTCGATGTTGCCACCCGTCTTGTCAACATTGTAGGTGATTTCTACTCGATAGCCACCCTTGGTATAAGTGGCGGTTGTCTGTTCACTCTTCTTGTTAATCTTTAAATTCTCCATTTTCTAATCTAATTTAATGAATTAATATTCTTGTTATCTAATCTCTTCTTGTTGCAGTCTTCCTTATCTCCACTCAATCGCAGAACCTCTGATTCGAGGAAGACCACCCGAGCCTTCAACCTGCTGACCTCATCGCCCACCTGCTCGATAGCACCGAATGCCGTTGCAATCAGCTTCGGAGACCAGTAGTTAATCTTATAGTAGCCATTATCATCCGTCTCCACGATGTCCTTTAACTGAGGGTTGTGCAATACATGCTGTGCAATCCAGCCGATAGACCTTGTGTTGTCCTTCTTCCAAGCGAAGCCATAAGTGCCACCCATCGCCTTGATGATACCCAAGTAGTCCAGCTTCCGCAAATCCTGCTTCAGACGTATATCTGAGGATGAGTAGGCGGTGATGCCGCCAGCAGCTAATATATATCCATTTGCTTTAATACAATCCATACTCCAAATATAGTCACCTCCTTTATCTTGACTAACACTAAATTTAGCATTACGATACATTATGCTAAAATCCATATTACTTTTTAATCTTATATCACCATAAACTGAAATAGATATACTAGAATAAGCAGATAAACTAAGACTAATATCATCTAAAGTAATTGCACTATGATAAGGCGAACTATTTGCTTCAGAATGATATTCCCTAATAGTATTACCTGCAATTTCTATACATTTATTTGGCGTATTAATATTAGGAGTTGTACTACTATATAACTTATTCGACAAAACAGAATTATTAGCTATAACTCTATCAGATGAATAAATATCACCTGCAACATGAAGTTTATAAGAAGGGTCTACTCCAATACCTACATTATGATTTGATAATATATTTATAGCATCAAGTTGACTACTATTATAATCTCCAGCATATAAAACAAGTTTATATTTAGATACAATATGAAACCATTTATTTACTGTAGATATAATATGAGGGGCATCCGAACCACTATCAGTTATTGTTAGAGTACCATCAACATTACCAGTACCATCAAAACTTTGACCCCAAATAGTTCTAGGAGTTTGAAGTTTAGTAGCAGAAGTAGCAACGTTATTACTAACAGGAATAACTTTATCTGGTAAACTTGTAAGCTTTGTACCTTTATGTTCGAAAACAAGAGTACCATTACTACCTTTTAATGTTATTCCATAAGAACCTGAGTTCCAAGCTCCTGATTCATAATACACATCATAATAATTATAATTAGATGTTTGTACTGTAGGTAAAACCCAAAGATTACAAGTTCTACCACTTACAACTTTCTTTATTATAGAAATTGAAGTACCTCCTGAGTTATAAGGATATTGTTGAGTACTAATTCTAATTTCTAGTTTAGCACTATGATACCTAGTTCTAAAATCTATTTCACAATCAAGGGTAGAATAACCTGATGAATTTGCTATTCTAAACAAATGAATATAATTATAAGGTGCTGTTCCTGAAGTTCCTATAGAATGTCTACCCACAATCCTAGTAAAAGCAGACGCATGTTCACCATCTACAGTATCTGCATTTCCGGCACTACTAGCATAATTAACACTAATATTTGAAACACTTTTAGTTGTTCCACCAACTGTTATACTAATTCCCTTATTAGAGTTAGATAAAGCTGTGAGAAGACCATTTGCATGGTAACCGTCTACAGTGTCAGAATTACCTCCATTAGCAGGAAGAGTAGTAGGTATCTGACTAGTTAAAGCTAGAGTACCTGTAGCTCTAGGAACAGTTATATCATTTCCTATATGTCCTGAAGTTGTAGAAGTATCATACCATCTAAAATGAATTTCTTCATTTGAGTTATCATCACCTACTGCTATTTCTAAAGTTCCACTATTACCAGAAGTTTCTAAATGTCTAATCCATCCACTATCACTATTTGAATTACCATTATATGGGTCAGCAAATGCTATACCGTTAGAATAAAGAATCGTTCCACGGCATGAAGTATTATATGCTAATCCGCTAGGCATACCTGCTACAAGAGTAAGTCTATTATTATTACCTCCAGCAGTACCGACACCTTGAATCCAAATACGCTTGTTATTCATAACAAGTTGTTTATCAAGGTTTATATTTGTATTATCAAACCATATATTAGCATAATCATTTTCAGCACGATTCCATAACGAAATACCAACTTTAGTACTATCGTTAGCACTTTTAACACAAAAATAACCACCTAAATTATGGTCGCCAATATAAGCATCGTCTCCTACTAAATACCAAGTACCATTAGCAAATTTAGGATAACGACTATCAGTAAGTCTACTATCATGAATAGTAACATAGTTTGCTAAACTTTGATGAGAAGTAAGATAAGTTCCTAAATCTACAGCAGCACCTCCACTAGCAGCAATGGTTTTAGTAACACCGTTAATCTTTACACTATGTGTATGACTAGTTGCCGACTTACCACTAAGAAGTGAATCTACACTACTTTTGGTATAATAATCTGCTAGACTTTGATGACTAGTTAAGAAGGTAGCACCTTTAGTAAATGTAATACCCTTTCCGCTTTTAGATACAGACGTGATAGCATTTCCACTTCCACTTACAGATATTGCATTAACGTAACCATCAAGTGACTGATGATTAGTTAAGAATGTACTACCTTTAACTACGCTGATAGTAGTACCATTCTTGGTGACAGACGTAACCGCATTACCGCTACCGCTGACAGAAATAGCAGTAGCACTACCACCTTCCAAGCTGGAGATACGAGAATCAAGAGCCTTGATGGAGTAGGCAGAGGCAATCTCACTCAGCGATTCTGATGTAAGCTTCAAGGCATTTGAATAACTCTTCACACTGCCGTTCAAGCCGCCACCACCGCCCGTAGTAGATGCTCCTGCTCCGTATGCCGTGATACCACCTGTGGCATAGAGATTCGCACTCTTTCCGCTTGTGGCACGATAGACCTTCAACGCCTCGTTTTGTGAGTCGTATGCCAGGACTATATCACCAATCTTCACACTACCCTCTGTAGTAACATTCCCCGATACTTCAAGATGAGTGAACGGCTTCTGTGGGTCGATAGACAAGACGTTTGCCAACTTTGTCGTATCTGTAGTTCCGCTTTTCCATATAGGAGCGAAGAGAGCAAGCTGAACACCAACATTATTCTTGTTGATAATGAAAGATGTCGGGTCTGCGTGCAAAATACCGTCTGCGTCCCACCAAAGGTTTCCATTTGCGAAATAGCCTGTTCCGTCAAAGCGCAAGAGGGACTTGGCAGCAATTTTCTTCTCTTCCTCTGTTGTCGTGGAGGCTTGCTTGTCGATAGCCTTTCCACCTAGCCAAAAGGCGATGCCATTCTCCTTCGTGTCCGCTCCATTGATACCTGCGGTAACATTTCCCTTATCGTTACGTAAGGCTATCAATGTAGAGAGGATAAGACCACCCTTGACTACTGTGTCTCCATCAACAAGAGCAGCCTTGATGTATTCGAGACCAGCCATATTGGTGATGAGCTTAGTATTGAGACCATCAAACAGATTAGACGAAATGTAATTATTCGCCACACCCAGCTTGTCGTAGAAAACCTTATAAGCATTCGTGAAGTTGGTATACTTCTGAGCCGCAGCCGCCTTGATGGTAGCCTTTCCGTTGGAATCAGAAGCGTTGTATCTGCTTACGATGTCAGAAAGATAGGTAATGAGTTCATTTTTTGCGCTATCGAGTGTAGCCTTAGCTGAAACCAAATCCGTTTTATAGGTCGTTTCATTACCATCCTTATCCAACAAGAACTTAGAGCCAACAACATTATTATACGACTCAACGGCTGCATTATAATCATCCTCCAGTCGCTTGCTATCCTGTGCAATAGCCGCAATCTCCGAGCTATCCAAGTAGCCATCAGAGGTAAAATCATCGAAAGCCTTCTTATTGTTAGATACGGTCGTTCCGAGGGCAATCAAATTAGTTTGCGTGTTCTTAATCTCTGCTTGCGCCTTCTCAGCAGCTTTCTTGGCTTCTTCTGCTACTGTGTCATCAGTATACTTGCTAGCTAATTTCCAATCGGCAATATCGAACTTTTCTCCTTCTGCCTTGGCGGTGGAACACTTCAAGATTTCGTTCTTATAGGTGCTACCATCGTTCGGATATGTAGCATTCACCCACATATCGTTAACATCGTATGGGGGAACTGGCTGTGAACCGAAAATGCGTCTCTTGGTGTTGGCGGTAGCTTGCGCTCCACTAGCCTTCTTATCCGCAGCGGCTGCATCTTCGAGTGCTTGGCTTGAATCTTTGAGTGCCTTGGTCAGCTCCGTATCTGTGATGATAATCCACTCATAGGTAGAGCCATCCTTGGCAAAGCGGTATGCCTTGCCCGTCTTGTTGTCGTAGTAAAGGTCGCCAAGATGGGTTTCTTTATCCTTATCGGTCTTCCAACTGATGGCTGGAGCATTCTTCAAAGTAGGAACGCCGTCATAGAACCAAGTCTCAATAGCTCCGTCTATCTGGTTTTGAAGGTCGATAATCGTCTGCGATTTCTTGATAATGGTCTCAACGGCATCCTTATCCAAACTCTTGTCTGCGATGTACTTATCCAAGGTCTTTCCATCGTAGGTGGACTTAATATCCAAGTCTCCCTTGATTGTAACCTTCTTCGTCTCGCTATCAAACTTGACATAGGAATCACCCTCGTAGTTATTGGCACTAGTAGGTCGGTCTCCGAAGTACATATCTCCGTAGACGTGGAAGAAAGCCTTGCCTGTAGAATGGTTCACACCATAGTCAACATATTCCTTGTTATTGAAAGTATAACCATTCACTCCGTGATAGAGCGTAACACTTGGCGAATAGGTATCAACGGCAGAGAATACCAAGCAACTTTGCCTTATGATGTCCGTTCTATTACCGCACTGATTCAGAATGTCATCAACCATAGGCTCATCGCTGGCTGCGTCCTTGTCGATGTCCGATAAATCCACATAATGATATTTCTTGCCATCTATCTCCACTGCCTCGGAAGACACACCGATGACTAGCCTCCAATAGTAATGGTTGCCTACGTTATGATACTTTCCTGCCGTAAGATTGAAGCTCTTGCTCCTTGCTTGGTCTCCAACCTTCCATTTATTCTCCACCTTTGAGCCATCTTGCTCACCAAGGAAGTAGCATCTGTAAGCATTCTGACTAACACCATCATAGGTAATATTCACCTCCTCAACCTTCAATATTCGGTTACTGCCTACTGGGGTGATGAACAATTCACCACCCAATGTGTCTGTATGCAATATTTCCAAGGTCTCGAAGATTGCTTTCATTCTGACTTGTAGATAATCTGTGGTTAGATGGGTGTTATCTAGTTCGTCAAGAGTCCAATCCCCGTTCGCCCCGACCTTCATTCCCTTCAAGAACTTCTGCACCTTTTCCCAAGTGATAGTACCGTGTGCGGTGTCATCGGTTATCTTTGAGATAAAGTGCTTACTTCCTTCTGTTGCAATCTGGCCCTTGACTTGTGTAGTTGTCAAGCCTGCACCAGTTCCTCCATTTCCGCTTTGGAGCGACGAAATCTGCTGCTGAATCTTCTGGATAGTACCAACCTCTTTATCCTCACGAAGAGTTATGTCGTATGTCGGTATCTTGCCATCTTCTTCCTTGATTGTGAGCTGATCTATGGATATTACACCGCCAATTCTGAGGTCAGTATCCTCAAACTCCATCAAGTCTCCGGCTTTGAGCGTATCATGAAGACTCTTGATAACTCCTGTAGTATCCTTTTCAGCAAGATCATGCTGTCTTGCCATGAAAATCTCATCAACCTTAGGCTGATAGACGTACCTTGTGTAGTCGTTCTTGTCAATGAATGCTATGGCGTATTTAAGGAGCTTCAGAGACGCAGCATTGACATACGAATCAGGAAGTGTGATGTCGGTAAGAACGAAATGGTCGCCTTTCTTGATAGGGTAGTCCTTGTATGGAAACCAAAGCTCAAGAGCGTCGTCCTTTACTCTTTCAATAGTAAGCCTCCATCTTCCATCAATCTTGGTTGAGGATACTACCTTGAATGTTCGTCCGCCACACATACCATCCTTCATCGAGATGGAGAAGTCGTCATCCTTTAAGTCGTTGATATCAAAGTCGATAGCCTTTTTAAGATAGATATCAACATTCTTTACGGTTTCATTATCGCCAAATCTTCCGTCATCATCAGGAGCCACACCCTCATCAATCTCATCAACACGTACGCCACCGATTTCCATCTCTTCGATAGTAGGGTAGATTTCAATAACTCCATTTGTCTTATCATCTGTTTCAAAGAACTGCGATGCAGAACGAAGGCCAATCTGCTCGATGTTGATAGAATCGATGTATGGCCTGTGCGGATCTGTGGAGAATTTATGCTGTCTCCCGGTAGGATTCACGTACTTCTTCTCTTCATCCGTGAGTGTGTTATAGAAATCACTCAGCGATACATGAGGGAATCCAGGCAACATAAGTCTGTTGATGGACATGTTGTTCGGAAGATTCTTTGCGTACTCCTTCATGGATGAAGGAACTGCCTTCTTGTTGAGACCGGACGTGATATACATCTTTGTATTTCCGGCCTTGACCTGCGCAATAAACGCATCAAGCTTCTCCTTTGATTCCTCATCTCCGGTGTCAGTCTGTGTTCCCTTCAGCTCAGAATAGAATCTACATTTTTTAGAGTCGTATGCCTGTGTTACATAACCGGTAATCTCAGTTTTGAAATCAAATGTAACCTTAAGTACCCAACCGAGAGACTGCTCGCCAGTTTCCCCAGGAACAATATACTTTCTCGGATTCTTGAAATATGTTTCTATATAATCGAGGTCCAGTTCAAGTGTAACATTCGTGCTGGCCCCGACGACTTTCGTGATGTTCGCCACATACTTGACACCGAGGTCCGCATAGTAGTGAGAAGGAAGATTCTTCTCGGAACCATATGCTCTTAGTCTTGTAACGACACTCTGATCGGAATCAGCGTTCTGAACAATCTCATAGAGTCCATTGCCGAGTCCGTACTTGAAGATATGATTAGCCTGTATTCCGGTAGTACCGACATAGATGTTTCTCCCTCTGACGATGAAGTTTATGTCCCACTTCTCGTTCACAAGCGCAAGGGCTTGCCAACAGGTCTGCGAATCCACTGTAATAGACATCGATTCGATGACGTTATCGTCGGTTTTCTCACCATAAACCGACAACCACTCACTTTCGAGGGCTCCACGCTGCACGGAACGCTCCTTGTTTCGGGAGTAAATCTTCCAAAGACCTGCACCAATCTGCTCGTTTAAGCATGCCTGGATTCTGTCGAGCAAATCATCCAAAGTCTGTACATAGAATGGAAATTTCGGTAGGGCAGTGTAGTGAAGCTCGTTATCGTTCAATACCACATCGAGGAACTCTGCCCTGGCAAGCTCATCCTGCAATGCATTGAACTTTACGCTGTCATATACGAAGCCCTCTCCATATGTGTCGGGTCTGGCCTGCTTATCCTTGCCCGGCTCGTAGTTGAGCTCAAACCGCTCGCCACGATAGACAATATAGTCGCCTATCTGAAAGTTGATAGGCACTTCATGCTTGAAATTGATAGTCACGAAGCACTCACCCATCCAAGAATCGGAGTATTCCAATCCATGAACGGTTATCTGCTCTCCGTTAACGTCTGTCAGCTTCGAGCCATCCTTATGATAAATATTCCAAGTACTCATGTGTCTTTATCCTAAATTTGAAATACTGCCCTGTGCGTCCATGATTGGCTTTATGTCAGTAACAGGGTCGTTAAACTTGAAAGTGATAGAGAGAACTAGCAAGTCCTCGTTATCCGGATCTCTATATAGGTTTGGATCAATATCCTTAAGTCTTACATGCTGTCTTCCGATTCTATTGAAGCCGCAATACATCTTCATCATGCCTGACTTGCGGATGTAATCAATAAAAGCCTTACATTTCTCGTTAGCGCCGAAAGCCTCGCCGTGGAACATAAACTTAACCTTATTCTCGTAGGCCGCCATATAGAGACCATCCTTTCCGATATACTCGTCGTCACCATGCTCGTCGTGCCACTCCCTTTTTGCAGGTTCCTTGACAGAATCGCATGGCTTGAACGGATTCTCGCTAACATACATACCGAAGTCGGCGATGGAGTCCTTCACCTCGTTCCCATCGCCTTCCTTCTGCATGTATATCCTGAAATAATCTTTCATACCTAAATCAACTATTTATAAATGCAAATATACAAAATATTGCATAAATATGCAAGTAATACACGTATAAATATGCGTTAATTGAACTTAAAATCGTGTCTATCCCTGATATTGACTGGTCCGGTAGCTTTCACGACTGTTCCTCCGTATTGGTAGACGAAGCACTTTGCGGTATCTTCGCATTCAACATGAAGCTCTGCACCATCTAACAGATTGACAAACACCCTGGAGAATCCCTTAACCTTCAGGTAAAGTGAAGAGTTGTGCCTTACGTATATCTCTCCACTGTCCATCCAGTCATAGTTGATATTTGCTACACACTCTCCATTGAGGATGACAACCTTCGGATTTTGCAGGTCAACGTTCTCGTCAACATAAACACCATGATCGTGAATGACATCACCAAAGTACTTCTTCATATCTTTGGTCGAAGGCCAGTTCTTCCCGATACAGAAGTCGATACCCTTAACAAACTTCTCGACCATCTCATGCTTGGATGAGTTGTCGTGCCACTCGGCGGTCCACTGAGCGCAAAGACCCAGTGAAACTGCCTCGTTTTTCATTCTGTCTGATAAATTTCTTTTTTCAAACATAATTATTTCATTTTTAAAGATTTCGTACCATTGATAACTCTGTTGAAGTTATCGTTATACTCAATGAAAATTTTCTCGATTCTCTCTGCTGCATCTGCATTACGCAAGGTATTCCGAGCAATAAGGTTGAGCTGCGTGAGCTGAGATTTTGAAATCTCGCTCATCTCAGGAAGGAACTTGCCCTGCATTTCCCTAATTACAGAGACATCAAGTCTAATCGCGTTAAGATAGGATGCAAAAAGATCACCAGTCTCCTCGGTAATGCCTTTTATCGAGTTGGTCAAAGAGGAACTTCCGTTTTCTCTCAAATCAAGTCCCTTTTCCTTTAGAGCATCGAAGATACCGGTTAACTGAGGAACTACATTTTCGCCAACTTGGTAGAGCTTGTCCGCAAAATCGTCCATGTCGGTCTCATCAAGTTTACCCTTTTCATCAAGGATACCTGTAAGCCATTCGAGAGGTTTTTCAAGTGCCTTCTCCATGATTTTCTGAGATACAATATTCTTCGTAACTTCGCGAACCATTTCCTTGACCTTATTCTTGTAAGCCTCAACCGCATCTTCCCCCTTAGTCCATGCGCTCACAACAGTATCAGTCAGCTGATTTCCCCAGCTCTTCATATCGATAGAGTAAACGTCTTTCAGAAAGTCCTGTGCGAACGTCTTAATCTGCAACTGCATCTCCTTGATTTGCTGATCGTAGTCGGCAATCTTATCCTTATCCGTCTTTTTCTTGTCCTCCTCAGCTTGTCTCTGCTTTCTCAACTCGTCTTCCTGAGCGTTGAGTAGGGCGAGCTGATCTGCGTATGCGGAAGGATTCGTCTCTGTCTTCATCACAGCGTCATAAGTCTCCTTGCTGTAGTGACTGAAGTTGTGACCTCCAAAGAAATTCTTTCCAATATCGGTCTTAGAAAAAGCATCCCAAGCCTTATAGTCATTCTTGACATCGTTGAGCTTTTTATTCGCATCGGAAGACCTATTGTAAGAATAGATTCCACCGAGTGTCTTTTCAATAACGGAACTGATATTGCTAGATAGGTTCTTCAATTCATTCAGCTGTCTCTCTGCAAGCTTTATCTGTCTGTCGAGCTTGGCATCGTGAGCCTTAGCAAAGGCTTTGATAGGAGAGGTAAATATGCCCGTGACACCTGCAAGGATTCCACCAACGTTGCCGGACTCTGCGCTTGTTACCACCTTTGACAGCGAACTTGACATGCCGGAGAATGTCTCGAAGAACGCAGAAGCGTCCTGCCATCCATCAGACTCAGTGTCAGCTCCGAGAAGGGAAGCAGTCTCTTTGATGTCATTGAATGCTTCACTCATTCCCTGGACATTCTGGTCGATAATACTTACTACGTTAGCAAACTTATCAAGAGACTCCTTTGCTTTTGTTCCATCCTTAAACAGAATCTCAGCAGCATTCATCATAGCCTTTCCACTGGCAATCATACTATCACCGCGCTTGACGAAGTTTTCGTCTCCCATTTTGAGACCAAGTTCACGAACCTTCTTGCCTTCAGCAATTTTACTTGCTGCGATTGTCATCTGCTCGCTGGCATCAGAAATCTTCTGTTCAGCCATTCCCTTTAGACCTCCATTGAGGAAAGTCTTCTTTGGACTCGTCAGCTTCGATAACTGCTCATCAAGCTGCTTGATTTCCTTGGCGTACTCTCTAGCATCAATGGCTCCGCTTTGTAGAGCCTCATTGATATTCTGCCTGATTCTTGCTCCGATAGTCTGAGCCTTATCCATACCGAGAGACACGATGGCTCCGTAGAAGTTGAGATAATCAGAAGAGTTCTTGAACTTGTCAAGTTTAACCTGACCAATCTCCTTGTCTCTCTGAATCTCGTACCTTGCCTTAATACCAGGATCATTCGTCTTACTGATAAGTTCGTTGTATCTCTCCCTTATCTTTAAGATTTTATCCTCATAATCTTCTGTCTTCTCGATGATATCGGCGGCATCTTGCAAAGACTTAACATAATTACCACGGAGGAGTTCTGTAATCTTTTTCCACTCTTCGTACTGATTTGGTAGCTTAAGCTTTTCCTTAGCTTCTCCGTCAGTCATGCTGAGAGAATCCTGAAGATTGAATATCTCATGGTAGTGAGCGTAATACTCGTCCATAAGAGATTGTACCTTGTCATCCATCTGGAATGCGTCAACCCATGCCGACTCAGCAAAGAATTTGCTACCAGTTTTTTCAAGAAGACTCTTATACAAATCCCATCGCTCAGACAGTTTGTTCATAGACTCGCTGAAATCAGCCGCCTTCTTTTCATACTCCTTTTTATCCTTCTCATCGAAGAGCCACTCTGCGACCTCGCGATAGATGGATGTCTGGAACTTCTTTTTCTCTGTGGTATTTATGCTGAATCCTTCAAGGAGAGAATGAACAGCCTTCTGATAGTCGTCAAGATTAAGACCGGTAACCTCTGGGAAGAGATTGTAAGTCTTCTTCTTTGCCTCTTCGTTCGGCATGATGCTCTTGTACTTCTGGTACATCTGTCTTGCAGACTTAAGACTGCTTAGACGCTCCTGTAAACGCTTGAGCTCAGCGTCTTCTTCGCGACCATTCTTGTTTTTGTCTTTTCCAAAGTTACCTGTAACCTTGTTCTTCCCAAGGTTGTCAGAGATGTAACCTACATCGGCAATAGCTTTCCATAAGTCATACTTATGTTTAGCATTCTTGTACTCAGAAGAATTCTTGCTTACTTTTCCATTGACTATCGTGTCAAGCTCATTTCTTGCAGCTTTGAGCTCCTTACGAATATTCTCGCCTGTAGTCTCGAACGACTGGTCTTGCACTTGTCTTAACGCATTATCAACCTCTCTCGTCCAAAACTTACCTTTCTTTTTGTTTCCAGTGAAAGTTCCGTTCTTGTGAAGTCTTTGTCTTATGATCTCAGAGAAAGGTGTGTTTACGCCAGAGTTGTACGAAGGCTTTCCTTTCTTTCCGTTACCACTGTCGCCAGGCCAAAAGTCCATATCCATGAGCTTACTGATAGCCGAATGAAAATAATACAAGATGGTTTTACTTGTAATATTTGCCTTCTGTGCCATCTTATCCATCATACTGGAGAATATCTCAGGGTTTCGTTTTGCCCACGTTCGGAATTGATCTTGAGACAATCCGAGCTGTTTTCTGACGGACTCAAGTCCTCTCGGCACGTCGTCATACATTATTTCGGACACATCATCGCTAGAATCCTTCGCTCTTTCCGCAAGTTCCTTTAACCAGTTTTCTGTCTCCTTGCTTCCATTTGCAAACTTGTCGACAAATTTTTCCCAATCATCTCCGCCAATAGCCGCAAGCATCCTAATCTGCTCAGTAAGGGGCAGGCCCTTGATTTGGTTTGCTAGCTCTTCGTTGTTTTCCATCAAAGACCGGATAAAATCCTCCATTTTTGCCTTTGTATTAGAGTCGAGCTCGTCGAACATCACCTGGAACTTAGACAGAGATTCTTGTGCTTGCTCCACATTCTTTGCAATATCATCGTTCGTGAGTCCATTCAACCACTGTAACCATTGTGGAGTATCAGCTCCAATCATATCGAATAGGTTGTCGCTAACAAGACCTGTTGCTGAAGTTGCGTTATTCGTTATAACTCCATATTTATCAGCTAAGCCATCATTTGCTTTTTTCGCATCCTCAATTTTTTCTTTGAGTATGTCGTATTGTTTTGACAGGCTTCCTGCGCTTTCAACCTGCTGCTTGATAGAATCCGTGTAGTCATCTGAACTTTTCAGAATCTCCTTCATCGAGTCAACTTGCGAAGAAAGGTTGGACGCGTCTTTTGGGCCTAATCCAGACAGAAAATCTCCGTAACTTTTGGATTTCTGCTTAGCTCCGTCAATCAACGTCTTTTCTTCTTCCTTTACTCGACTTGACCATTGATTGTACCCCATCAACAATGAAGTGATAGCCGTAATGCCTATCCCCCACCAGCCACCGATGGCGTTGAAAAATCCTCCAATCTTTGAAGTTGTCATGCTCCAAACGGCAGACATTCTGCCTCCATTCAAGATGATTTGCTCTTGTTTGGCGGTTATTTGTCCCATCAATGCGAGCTGCCTAATTATCTCCTTTGAAACCAAGCCTTCCTTGACTGCTCGTTGCATCTGCAATACGGACATTCTTCCTTCGAGTGCAGCCCTATTGTAGCTCGCGACAAGCGATTGCTTTTCCGATAGAATAGCAGCTTTCTTGAATACATTCTGCTGGGCAATCTTCTGCGTAATCTCTCCTTCCACAACAAGTTGCTGCTGTTCGATAGCATAAGACTTTAACTGGGCATTCATCTGCTGAGTATAACTCTTAGCAAGTGATCCAATACCCATCTTAGAATAAGCCATACCGCCGAGCTTCCTTGCAGCAAACACCGCTCCGAATGAAAGAAGGGCAGGAGACAGCTTGTCCAAAGCTAACACAAGGTCGGTTACTCTATTTATGATGAACGAGAAAGTACCTCCGACGATATTCTTGCCTTCTGCGAACTTTCCTAGCATAATATCCCAGGCATCAATGAGCTTGTTCCAGCGACCAAGTAATGTCTCTGATAAGACGAACTGCATATTGTAGAACTGACCGCCTTCATCCGTCATCTTCCAAAGCACTTTCTGGACATCCTCAAAGCTTACTTGTCTAGCAGTAATCATCTTCTTGACATCTGCCTGGGTATAATTGTTCCTTCCGTTCTTTCCTTCTGAATTGTAAAGCTCCGTAATTCTCTGTAAGAGTGGAAGTCCAGCGTAAGCAAACTGGCGTAATTCCTTACCGTCAAGCCAAGAACGGGCCTTAACCTGACCATAAGCCAATCCAAGTCTCTCGAAAGACACACCAAGACCAGATGCGATATCAGCGAGACGCTTTGTGGTATCATACAAGTCATTCGCCTCAACTCCAAATGCAGCCAGCTGCTTGACATCTCGGTTCAGCTCTCCAAACTTGAATGGAGACTGCAATGCAAGCTGCTGAGTCTGAGCGAAGAGCTCATCAGCCTTCTGTACATCACCGAGGATAGAACGCAACGCTACATGCTGCTGAACAATCTCGCCGCCAGTCTGTACGATTGAATTAAAGAATTGCTGCGCGCCAAAGACAATACCTCCCTGTAAGAAGAGAGACTTGATGTCTCCGACTATGGATTGCATCTTCTTCGCTTCAGCGTTTGCTCCGGCGAATGCTGCTGCAAGGTCGTTTCGTGCCCTTGCAGCAGACTGAACAATTTCCTGCTGACGCTTCTGTTCAAGCTCGATACCTTTCTGAACCTCTTGGTTTATTGCCTTTTGGTCTTGAAGTATCCTCGATGCTAAAGTGGTATCGTGTCCACTACCAATGTTGCCAAGCATACCTAGGCCTTCTCTCCAATTCTCCGAATTGAGCCTGTCTTTGATGGTTCTAAGATTTCTCATTAAAGAAAGGAGCCTGCTAATCTCAGCTTCCGCTTTACTAACATCTGCTCCGACAGAAATTCCTCGGCTGTATTCAGAGCGAAGCTGGCGAACCTTATTGCCGAGAGAATCATACCGACGCTCCGTGTTCTTCAAATCATTCTGGCGTTGCCTCTCTGCCTCTTTTGCCTCGCGTGCTGCGTCCTTTATAACCTTTGCATAAGTATTTGCTTTATCTATAGCATTAAGATACCCGGAACTCTTTACGAGATCAGTTGCTGTGAGTCCTGTGATAGGATGAATACCTCTGTTATTCCTGATCTGTTCTAACTCAGTTCTGTATTTAGACAGTTCTGACAACGACTGACGTATGTTGTTCGTTGAATCGACGCCAAACAGCTGTATTCCTTCACCATGGCGTTTGTTGATTTCGTCAATAATAGAAGATAACTTATAAAGTTCTCTCTCTGCCTTGTTTGCCTCAGTGGAAACACTGTTAGGGAATATGTTGAATCCAGCACCTTCCTTAGACACCTCTCCGAGTATGCGGCCTATTTTATACAACCCGTCCTGGACAGACTCCAACTGCTGGAGTTTTTTCGAACTAAAGAAATCTTCGCTTGAAAATACACCAATGTTACGATGTAATTCTTTAACAAAGTCGTTTAACTTTTTTAAACCTTGACCTCCCTTATCTCCAATACCCTTCGTTGCTTCGGATATTGCTTCCAAAGCATTCTGTGCCTGCTTACCAGTAGAATCAACCTTGTTTAATTCTCTGATAATCTTTTTGGTTTCCTCTTCAATTCTCGATTTTAGAGTGAGCGAGAAACTGAGGTCTCCCATATTTCCACCTGCCATATCCTGAATATTTTTAAATTAGAGTTTATTGTTTAAGTAATCAGCAAGACTTATCTTCTTGCCAACGAGGCTTCCCTCATTCTTCTTTTTCTCCACCCACCTGTCGTAGAGGTCATCCATCTCCTTCTTGGTGTGCTTCTTCGGACCACCTTCCTTCTTGGTCTTAGGATAGACGACAAGAGGCTGGTCTGCAACCATGAGGTCAATCTGTGCCGATGAATAGCCCCACCAGTAGTCGTAGGCTGCGATGAAGTACTTACGCTGAAAGAGGAAGCCGAACTTCTCAGCTAGTGAGAAGGCTGCTCCCCAGCTTGTTCTGCTTGGATAGCTTTTGCTTCGCTCCTCGTCATCGTCATCATCACGTCCGTCATCCCGGTCGCTAATATGGTAGCCAGTGAGAATGCGTTCGATGGAATTTTTTTTTTAGAAACATCGAGGACTCTCAGAACCTCGGCCACGTCCACATCCTTGATGTAGTAGAGCCAGCGCCAGTAGATCCAATACAGGAATCGTATCTTCCAGATGTTGTTGAGGAGAATGCAGACACAAATCTTGACGTTGCGCTTCCATTCGTTCTTCTCCTTTGCCCTGATATGGGAACACCTGCTCATGGTTCCCTTGCGAAGCCAACCGAGCTTGTGCTTCTTGCCACGGAACACGAACTCGGTAGGCTCGTCGTGCAGCACGCTGTCAAGCAACTCCTGCAAGTCCACTGAAGGCTGCTCTATTTTCTTTTCTTCTGCCATGATTGTATGCTATTAAATGAAGAAGGGCGGCACGGCTGTTGATTAGCCTGCCGCCCAACGGTTTGTTATCCTGAATCTAATTACCTAAAGAAGCCTTATTCAACAGTTTCCCAGTTGTCGTCCTTAACCCACTCAGTGTCGGTTACTCGGGTATCCATATACCTCTCCTTTACGGTTGCAGAACCGGTATTGTAGGTAATTACGAGGCCCTGTCTGCGGTTTGCCGCAGGAACGGTCTTACGGGTTGTTGCCGCATCGGTCTTGTAAGTAAGGCTCATAACGCCATCACCCTTTGTCAACCAAGCAACGCTCTTCGTACCCGCACCCTCAACAGAGCCAGAGAACTTGAATGCAACTGGCTTGGAACTTGAATCATCCCACTGCATTGTCGCATACATAGATAGGTTGGTCACAACCATGAGGTTCTTCTTCTCCTCGTCAACGACAACGATAGTACCGCGCATCTTATAGAGCTTAGGCTCTACGGCTACACCGGTATACTGAACGTCAAGAGTATTGTCACCAGTACCAGTAAGAGTGGCAGTGATTTCGTTAACTGCGTCTTCACCGAACATCGCCTTAAGAAGCTCCTTAGCCTTGGAAGGAACAACGAATTCTACGTTGAAGTCACCAAGCTCAGCAGTGGTAGCCCAGTCACCAGAAAGGCCGATAACCTTGTAGTGGTTGATTGTAGGCTCGTCCATCGTAGCCTTCAGAGAGTCAACCTCAACAGGAAGCTCCATGTCGACGGTAAGCTTAATGTCGCTCTTAGAGAGGTCAACCAATGCAGCGGAGTAGAGCAGCGACTTAGGGCCGCAGAACACTTCCTTCAATTTATCAATAGTCACCATAATCTAAAATATTTTAAATTGTTATACCTGAATTCCTGAATACTTATTTTGTACGTAACCTTCCCTGTATGATCGTCACGGAAAAACCTGCGCCGTCGTCTGTCTGTAGCGTTATACGAGGATTGGAAACAATGAGATTTTTTGTGGAGATTGGAAATCTGTCCATAATCTCCTGGACTTTCTCGTCAACGCTAGATACATCGAATGTATTTGGATTGCTTGCTGAAGCTTTATCGCGCACATACAATTCGATTTGAGCTGTAGTGGTGAAATCGTTGTAAACTCCACTTGAGTTCATCTCATTGTTATAGATACTAGATGGGAAGTATACCACGATATAGCTGTTGATTTTCGTATCAACTGCCTTTGGTCGGCTCCGGGAGTAGAGCTTGTCGCAAATTTCCTTCATTGCATTACCAACATCGAAATATAGAGTCTTAATACTAACCATATTTTACATCGTTCTAAAGTATCTAACCAAATATTCTCTAAGAGAGGTAATCACGTCGTGACCTCTCTTAACCTCGACAAACTTAGCGTAATCCACACCGGCAACAAGGAGCATCTGCCATGTAGCATCGTACTTTCCTTTGTTGTGCTCCCTTGAAACAAGTTCATCCCACGCCGCGTTTGGACCATATTCGCCACCTTCTCCGTATTCACCCTTGTAAGGTCTCCGTCCGCTGTCCTTGAAGGAGAACGAGCTGCGGTAATACTTATCGAGGTTGTATCTTTCCCCGGCAGCAAGGGTTACTCGGGTTGGCTCTGGGCCTGGAGCATAATGAATCGACTGCAATGAGCCGTTGTAATATGTACCGATGGCTGTTGACTTGTACAAGTTACCGGTTACGTCATCATAGTTTCGAGACTTGTCAGCAGCCTTCATTGTCATTTCAGCCGCATGGTCCATCTTCTGCTGCATCTTTGCTACAGCCATCTGACGGATTTTCTTCTCGACCTGTAAAAACTGACCTGATAAACTTGTCATAATCTAAACCCTTGTCAAATTCCAATACACAACAGTCCTGTTATTATCCGGCTCGCAGTCCTTAACCATACCTACCTCGGTGTTGTTTCCGACAGTGGAGTAGATGGTGTCGCCGTCAAGAGGACATCTGTCAGCATCCCATTCGTCATATCTGACCGGAATCGATGCCTTCCTCTTGTTCTGGTCGACATTCTTGTCTCCCTCTGTAGTGGTATCGGTGTAGCTGCGGCCTTCGCCATAGTAGAGAATGATTTCCTTGTCCTCACCAACTGGAGCATCATCATCGGCGAACGGGTCATCAGGGTCGGCTTTTCCGACGACCTTCCTCACGATCTTGATGATGTGAGGGTATCTTGGGTTTCTGATGTTTTCCTTTTCCATACGCCTTATTTGATGATGTGAGGGAGAGGTTCTCCCCAAGGAGAATAATTCGCCCTCTTTACTCCGTGGGAGGTCACCCGGAAGGTGGACTTCTTCTTGAGCATCGAATCAGGCTCCAGCTCCGCATAGATAGCGTTAGCCTCTGCCTTCATCTCGCTCCTGTCGTTGTCCGACATGTCATAGCCACCTCCCGAATGAGTCCATCCGTTATCGGAATCGGAGGTGTTGTTCACCTTGCTCGGACCAAGAACAAACCATTTCAGCATGTCGGCATAGGCAAGTCTTACCTTGTCCTTATCGCAGGCTTCGAGGTCGATGCCGTTTTCAAGCTCCCTGTCGTGCATGATGCCCAACAGAGCCTTCATCGGCATCTCGAACTTCACCTTATTAATAAGGTAGTCGTTCACAGTGTAAATGTTCATCTCCGAATCCATAGTCATACAATCTAGTTACGTTAAAGAATTAACCCTTCTGGGTGATGTCGATAATCCAACGGTAAGGAGCATCGAGCATAGCAGGAACAGAAGCGAGGAACAAGTCTGTCTTGAACTCCTGGAACATACCGTTTGCGGTAACCATGTTACGGAGCAGACCGAGACCGTTGTTTGTCTGTGCCCAAGCTACATCCACGAGCTTATTGCCGAGAGTATCGAAGATTCGCTTGTCGAGAATCTCCTTGCGCATAAAACGCAATGGCTTACCAGCAGGGCGAAGAACGACTGTTCCGTCTGCCCAACCACGAATCTCGGTAACTGTTCCGTCGAAGCGCTTGTTGTGCTCAACCTCATCGACAATCTCGATAGGAGAAAGGCCATTGAGGTCAACAACAGACTTCAGGAACATTGCGTTGTTCGGACCGTAGTTCTGCAATACTGCCACAAAGTTAGCGTTCGCCCAGCTCTTGTACAGCTCGGCAATCTGCTTGTTCTTCAAGAATACGTTGTTGTAGTCGTTCTTGGTCATCTGCCATACGAGAGGTACACTGCGGTACTCAATATGACTGTTGCGCCAATCCTCCTCAAACTTACGCATCTGTTCGAGCAAGTCGCAGTTCGCGTCGTTCCAAGCAAGCTTACCTGCCTTCTTGAAGTTCTCAGCTGGAACCTTTGCGTCATACAGAGGCTCCTGGATACCGCGACCGATCTTGTCGTAGTCGATAACACCCTTAGAACTCAACTGTGCTGACATGTAGGTCATGGTCATGTCAAGAGAGTCATACAATACCTGAACCTTGTCGAGATAAGCATCAACCAGGTCTGCATCGTTGCCGAACTCATCCTGGAGAAGCTTCATCTTGTGATAACGCTCTGTCGCAGTCTCACGGAAGCCGTCAGCAGCGAAGTCTGGGATTGAAGCGGTATACCACTCAATACCCTCGTGGTCGTTCTGATAGCCCTCGCCGAGAGGAGCACGGAGGTTCATCAAGGTTGCAGGGTTCAAAGTGCGAAGACGAACCTTGAAGGTTGCGTCGCCATTATTAGATGTAGGGGTGAGGTTTGGATCAATGTCACCCTGTGTCAGATACCAGCCGTTGTTACAGCGCAATACGCCGTCACGATTGACGAACTTCTGAAGGTAAGTATTGTTACCCTTACCAGTGAAGAACTTCGCAAGCTGCTCGACACCAATATCAATTTTTGCCATAATCCTGAATCAATCTTTTTACGTTAGACAATAGGTTAAATGTGCCAGAACTCTGGGTAGAGTGACTTGTTCATCGCCTTGACAGCAGGAGGAACAGGACCCATACGGTCAAGCCACATAACGCAGTCTGGATTCAACATACAGAAGTTGTTGTTGTTGCGAGGCTGATGATACTTGTCTCCGCCGGCATTGAAATAAGGAAAATCGTTGTCGCTCGGAGCGAAGCAGTTAGGGTTAGTCACCATCGGCAATACCGAAGCACCTGCGCTAGCAGCCTCAACCAGTACGTCACCGACCTTCAATGCGCCGAGAGCAGCAGATAGTGTAAGTTTCCAAACATCACCTGCTGTGGCATCGGTTGTCGCCTCAACAGCAGAAACAGTCACACCCTTTGCCTTAGTCTTGAAGTCCTTCTGGCCGATCATGATGTTGTCGCCTGGGAATGGAATGTGAACGAATCCGTTGCGAACGATGTAGATTTCTGTATCGGTCTCAGCGGTTGTAGCCTTTGCTACACCGTAAGCCTTCAGAATCTTGAATGTTGCACCAGGACCCTCGTTGCCAGCTGTAAAACCAAGGTCGTGCTCAATCAAGTCACCGGCATAAATCTTAGCCTGACCCTTGAACGGATTGACGAGCTTACCACCAATAGGTGGGTGAACGAAGGCATTCTTAATGAGCGCCTCAAGACCGGCAAACACATATCGGGTTCCGCCGACCTTACCTTCTGTCTGAATGATGGTCGCACCGTGGTTCAGCATGCCACGAGTACCCATCTGTTCCATGTAGGAAATAGAAGTGTTGTCCATAATCTTTTTACCTTTTTAAAATTGTTATCCTGAAATTACTTCTTGTCTTCACCGCCGAATCTCTTCTTTCGACGCTCGGCCACTTCTTCCATAAACTTGTCATCATCTGTGGACGTGCCTCCGCTAGACGTGCGACTGCCTTTTGCAGGAATACCGTTTTCACCGGTAGCCTCCTTGTACTCTGCGGTGTAGATTTTCTCAGCCTTAGAAACCAGGTCGTCGATGTCGACATCTTCGTCCGGAATCTCCAGCTTTGCGATTGCAGCATTGAGGAAGTAGTTCTTCATTTCAAGGTTTGCCTTGTCGAACTTATCCTTCAAACCTGCCTTTACTGACTCGATGGTTGCCTTCCTTGCAGCCTTCTTGTCTCTTTCTGCGTTAGCCTTTTCGAGAGCTTCGAGTTTCTCAAGCAGTTTGGAGTATTTGTCGTCAGGATCGTCATCCTTTTTAGCCTCCTTGCGCTTGCGCTCCTCTTCCTCTTCCTTCTTCTTGCGCTCAGCTTCCTCCTTGCTCTTCTTTACCTCGTCAGAGATATTCTTGTGCAAGTTGCCGTTGATACGCTTCAGACGGTTTGCTAACTTGGTAACCAACTTGGAATTTGCTTCCTCGTCATCACCGAAATCTTCCAAAACATCATCAAGTTCCTCATCGATGGTCTTTTGGCTAAGTTCTTTGAACTTGGTGGTATCAACCTCCTTGTTCACTAATGCTAAGAGTTCCTCTCTTGTCATGTTGTTTTTTGATTAAAAATGTTATCCCGAAAGTGGTCCCTCCACCTCGAAAACGTATAAATATACCTTTTATTTTGCAAATATATGAATAAATATGCAATTATCAAAGAAAAATTGTATATTTTTGCAGTATTAAATGTATATTTATGCAGAAAGATGTATTTTCAGGATTAAAATTGGATAACGGAGAGCCTATTTATACTCAAGAGTATATCCAATCATTAAGAGACGCCGATAAGAAACATCCCGACAAGCTGAAGATTGTAGCTCAGCGTGGCGGTCAGGAACGCATGCTGTCTATAGACGCTGATATTAAGATAGTTGGCGGTTCGCGAGGCGGCTCAAAATCGTTCTCTTCCCTAATGGAAGTTCTGAAGGATATTAAAAATCCAGATTTTCATGCAACAATTCTTCGTAACGAAAAAGACGACTTACAGTCCTTAGTGACAGACTCTTATAAATTGTTCTCCCAATTTGGAACTTACAATAAGTCACAAAATGATATGACCTGGAACTTCGATAACGGAGGATGGCTCAAATTCTCGTACTATGCTGGAGCCTATCAGGACTTCAAGACACGATTCCAGGGTCGCCAGTATGCCTATGTCTGCATCGATGAGGGTACTCAGTGTCCATACAAGAAGTTCAAGTACCTCTTGACTAACAATCGAAACGCAGCGCATATCCGAAATCGCTTCTGGATTACCTGTAACCCAGACCCGGAATCTTGGGTGAGAAAGTTCATTGACTGGTGGGTTGACGAGAACGGCTACATCATACCGGAACGGGACGGAGTTATACGATACTGTTTCATGGACGGCGATACGCCTGACTCAATCTACTGGGGTAACACGAGAGAAGAGGTATACGAACAGTGCAAGGGCATTATCGATAGCCTTTGGAAGGATAGCTATGAGGAACTTGGTTATACAAAGCTCGAAATGTTCATCAAGTCGGCAACATTCGTTCGCGCTGACGTATCAGAGAACATTAAGCTTATCTCTACCGATGTCTCATATCTCGCCAACCTTGCCCAACAGGATGAGGAACAGCGTATGCGAGACTTGGAAGCCAACTGGAACTGGAAAGCTGCCGGAGATGACATGATCAAGATGGAAGACCTTGATGAAATCTACGACAATGCGGAACAAATCGGAGACGGAAAACGTAGAGCCTCTGCCGATATCGCATTCACCGGAGGCGATAACTTCGTAATGTGGCTTTGGGAAGGATGGCATTGTAAAGACTTGGTTGTGCTGAGGCTGGACCCTAAGACACTTGTTTCGGTAGTTGAGGCTAAGCTGAGAGAGTGGGGCGTTGAGGAATGCAACTTCACTTACGATATGCAGGGTATCGGTCAGTATTTCAAGGGATTTTTCAAGGATGCCGTCCCATTCAACAACCAGGCAGCACCTATCGCTAGGAATCATCAGGAAGAAGAAGGAATCAAATACCTCTATAAGGATTTGAAGTCTCAGTGCGCATGGTTATTCTATAAGATGATAAAAGAGAAGCAGATTTCCATCGACTCGGCCCTGCTTGAAAGAAAGTATTCAGGAAACGGATTTGACAAGGTTCCTCTCAGACAGATTCTTCAGAAGGAGCGTAAGATGCTCAGACGTGACGAGAATAGCGATGATAGGGGATTCAAGCTATTACCTAAGAAGATTGCCAAGAAATATGTCGGGCACTCGCCTGACTTCTTTGAATCTTGGTTCTATGTAATGATATTCAGTTTAACAAAAAAGAAAAATAAAAAGGTAAAAGGATTATGGATGCTATCAAGGTAACAAATTTCAGAAAGATTCTCGTAAAGAAGCCTTTCTTTGAACTCACGCCAAAGGGGTACATGACCCACGATGGCTATTGCAGGAACGAGGTGTCCGATAATGAAGACCCTCAGATGCCGCAAGATACATTGTACAGAGTGATTAAGACCCAGAAGGACTTCCTTCGTGAGTTCTATCCTACGTCCCACAAAATCTTCGACAAGGATCTCTACCCTGACATCTGGAGAAAGAACCCGGAAGACGGGAAATGGTATGTCCAGGAGATTCAAAGAACGGCATTTGCTTTCCAGCAAGTTATTCATACGAAGCACGTTCTCCATATGACAGGTAACGATATTCAGTTTGAGCTTGCCGGTGATCCTGAGATGAAGAAACAGGAAGAGTATATTAATCTCCTTGCAAAGTTCAAGAAGGGATGGTATATGCACGATATGGAGATTCGTCACTATGAGGCTGTAAGTTCGTACATGAAGGTTGCTGAGGCTGCTGTAGTCGGATTCTTCGATAAAAACAAGAAATTCGGTACTCGCACATTGGCTTTCGATAGAGGAGACACATTGTATCCTCAGTTCGACCCTCTTACTGGTGAACTCGTTGTGTTTGCTCGCAAGTATTACGACTTCGATGAGGAAGGCAATGAAAAGATTGAATGGGTAGAGGTGTGGGATGACAAGACATTCTACCGCTTCAAGAAGCAAGTTAACGAAGGCAAGGTCAAGGAGACTATCAAGAGAATTGCCAAGATATTCGGAATCGACGACTACACTTGCGTTGAAGAGAAAGCTCACGGCTTCCCATTTATCCCTGTTGCATACGTAAGAAACGATGACGGCCCATGCTGGTCTGTTGTACAGAAGAACATCGAGGACTACGAGGAAGCTTTCTCTTATCTCTGCGAGAACAACAAGGCTTACGCCTTCCCTATAATGAAGTTGAAGGGCGATGGTGACGACATTACCGTTGTTGGAGATACAGACGGATCGGCTAAGATGATTCAGATTACCGATACGAATGGTGATGCTGACTTCATTAACGGGACGGACGCTTCCGATGCATTTGCGACACAGCTCAACAAGTCGTATGACCTCATCTATGAGCTTTCGTTCACTGTAAAGCCACCGGAGCTGAAGTCGGGTGACCTTCCGGGCGTTGCCATCAAGCTGCTCTATTCTCCTGCCATCGAGGTTGCAGAGAACGATGCTAAGAAGATGCATCCGTTCCTGGATCAACTTGTTCGTATCTCAAAGTATGGTATCGGAGTTGAAGAAAACTGCATGGCCACTATGACCGGTCTTCCTATTCACGCTTGGGTGGAAATCTATGTGCATCAGAACAAATCTGAGATTATCACAAACTTGGCAACGGCTGTTCAAAACGGCTTCCTATCTAAGCAGACCGCATCTGAGCGTTGCCCAGACTTCCCAGTTAACGATGAATACGACCGCATTATGCGAGAGAAGAAGAAAGAGGACCAGCAGGACCTCCTCATGGATATTCAGCGTGCCGATAACGAAACAGAGAATGCCATCGAGGAGCAGAAGGCAACGGCGAAGATTCAGAATGGAGGTAGCGGAAACGTACGTACTGGTCGTGGCGCCGGCAGACCGAACAAAAGCGGGAAAGACTGGGATGAGAACGGCAACTGGCCGGGCCGTAACAACTGGAAGACCGTAAAGAAGTAAGCCTATGGATGAGTTAAAACGTTCTGTCGATTACAGCAGAAAGCGCTTGCAGGCAATCCGAAACTGCGAGGACCATGTTGCAGATATTCTCTGGAAATCGACACAGAAAATAATTGCCGCAAGTAAGCGATACAGAGGTGCGGGCAGGCTCACAAACGAGTCAGCCCTGCTCTCTTATGCCAAGAATGTTACTGCTGAGGCAGAGGAGAGTATCAATAGCTACATCTCTGCTTACTCCAAAGCTTCATGCAAGATTCTCGGGATTGACAGCGAGAACATAGAATCGTTTCTCGTCAGCGACATCTACGGAAAGACGACATCAGAAAGAAACGCCGTCTATCTCGGAAACTTTGCTGAAGATATTGTAAGGATGATCAAGGCAGGTACTCTTATGGGATATTCAGAACAGCAGCTCCTGTCTTCCATCCGCACAGGCTACAAGGATCCATATCACACATCAGTCATCACCAAGGCGAAGAGAAAGGACATTAATATCGATGTTCCTTCTTACGGAAAGGGCTACAACAAGAACGCCTATCAGAATATCGTAAGAAATGCTTCTCAAGTGATTGCTTTAGCGTGGGGACAGGCAGAGCAGGAGTATGGGCAGGAGAACAAGGCTATCGGGTTCTACGTCAAGAGAGGAAGTAGTTATCCATGCGAAATCTGCCAAAATGAAGCCGATGCTGGCATCCATTCTTTCAAAGATCCATATCCTCCATTTCACGTTTCGTGTTGTTGCTACACAGTATTTGCATTCAAGGATAATAAAAAGAAATAAGATTATGATTGAAGAAACAAAAGGATATACATTATCCGTCGATACATACAAGAAGGCGAAGGCTCTCAAGATGAAAGACCCTCGCTATTACATCTACGCCAGCCTCCGTGGTTCAGGTATGTCTGTTCGTGACAGCTGGGCCATCGCATTCCAAGGAGAAGGAATAGGTGTGTGGGAGAAATCTTTCCTCGAAAACGAGATGAATAAGCTAGAAGCCAAGGAGTCCGTTCAGAAGAGAATCGCAGAGGTACAGGGCAAGAAAGCGAAGAACGAGAACGCCGATGAGCTCACCCAGGAGGAACTTATTAAGGCTACCTCGAAGGAAGAGATTCTGAGAAACCTCGTTATCGCTCAGCGCAAGCAGAAGTTTGGCTCTCCAGAGTGGCAAAAGACGACTGCCATGATAGCCGACTACTCTAAGATTAAGCAGGACGAAATTGATACAGAAAATAATGTGGTCCACTACTACATTCCTCTATCAATGCCTCGATGCTGCGAGGACTGTATTATCTTCAAAAATGGCCAGGCGACCTTTCAAAAGAAGAAGAAATAGTTAAATTCGTGTTAAAGTAACTTTGTTTTACTAGAATTTCAGCAAAACCAAGTACCTTTGCAAATAATTAATGTTCACAGATTCTTTCTGCTGAGCATAATTCAAATTATTTTGGTTAACTAAGAGGGGCAGTGTCTTCACAGATGCTGCCCCTCGCTTTTTAAAACAAATATATAAGTAGAAGAAAACTTTGAAGTCAATTAAGGATACTTCTCTCCGGTAACCAACTCAAGTATACCCTTAAGCCTATCATTAAGAAGGTCGTCATTGAATACAGGAAGAATACCGTATGGAGGCAGTTTCTTCGTCTCTGCGGCCTCCAAAATGAACTGGAGTGCCTGTACTAGGGAAGTATGGTCTTGAACGACCTCAAGCAATTTATCGCTCATCCTTGCCTCCTTCCTTCTTAATCTGTTCTGCCATCTCAAGAATAGTCTCGGCGTGCTTGTCTCGGTCGATGACCTCCTGAACTGCCTCATCGCTTTCTTTGCGAAGCTGCTCTTCTGTCTTACCCTTGTCGGCAGCAGCGTTTCTTCTTGCAGCCTCACGGGCAATGTATTCGTCACGGAGTTTCAACTTACCTGCCGTGTATTCTGCATCGCCAGGCAACGATGTATCAGCATACATAAGCTGGGCAAATGCCTCGATGATGTTTCCATCATCCTTGGAGAACTCATAATGGTCTCCTACAGCAACAGGAACACATTCATCGAGTGCAGCATACATTGATGTACCGATAGAGTATTCAACACCCCATGTGCCGGCAATGTCCGCAATCTTGATGAAAGGCAGCGAGCCTCTCTGTAAATGCTTCTTGATATCAGCAGGGATATCCTCTCTGAGTGAAGCAACTTCTTTCTTAGACAAGCTCTTACTGAACTTCAGCACGGTGAAGTGTCTTGTCTTGATAGTCTTTCCAAATGGTAATGCCATGATAACAATATTTTAAAGTTCAACTTTTATTTCCTTATACTCGAAATCTGTGCAAGAAGGATTCTCCTCAGAAGTAAACCTAATCTCATTAGGGTTATTACAAACTCTATTCTTGAAGAAGAAGCAATCCTTGCAAGTGTAATCAGTCTGTTCCATGTTCCTTACGTTTTTGATATTCCATCAATGTCAAGATACAATAGTTAGCGCAGTCAAGAAGAGCATCTTCCAATGGCTCATTAGCGACTTGCGCCTCATTATCCTTCAACGTCTTGATACGATTCACCTTCTCTCGTATCTTTCCGTAGCCGTAGTTGATACCAAGCTCATCATACATTTCGGAAAAAGCATTCCCATAATCGTGATTCTTGCGCTTGTAGGTATCGCTCATCTTGTCGGTGATATCCTTGAAGCGGTCAGCATCGGTATTTTTGCTTTGTTCTCCAATACCAATACTATTAAACGGCAACTCGCTCCGATTAAGATTATCAACGCCGATAGAATCTTTCCATTCATCCATCAAATTTTTTGCATATTCAGGATAGATACCATTCTTATGCAAAATATCTAAATCTACGCGTACACCAGTAGCGTCGCAAACGTCACAATAAACATGGTCATTTTTAACAAACTTTACAGAAAAAACATCTGTAGGTTTACTCAGTGCCGCATAGCATTTCTTCCTTGTATTGACATAATAGCGAAATCCACCTTCGGTGCGTTCTATACGCTCGCACGGAAGTAGAAACTCTAGCCCAACCTTAATATCTTCTTTCTTAATCATAAGCTATTTCTCCTTATCTTTTAGTTCAACGAAATCTCCAATGCCCAAACGAGCCTTGTTGATGCAAGACGCAATCCAACCAATCAAGTAGGCAGAAGGCTCGCCGCCATGTTCCATACCAATATCATCCTCGATGTTATCGCAAGCATGAGAAGCTTCATGGCAACAAACCCCCATCTTCATAGAATCCTTGCTTGCAAAATTAATAAATGAACAAAGCCTCTTATTCTCCTTTTCTCTAACTGTATCGTAGGTTATTGCGTCAGAATTCGAGAAATCAACCTTCAAAACCTCGCCATCTCTACCTTCAAAACACTTATTAGCGTCTTCTTGGCTCATGCCAATAGCGACACATAACAATCTCGGATAGATAACAGGGTCGTATTCGTAATATCCTTTCTTCTTCATATTCTCAACTATTTCTGTTTTGATACAATCTCGATAGCAGACAATAATGTCTTCTCGCTGATACCTTTTCCACTACTAACACCATCTTTCTCTATCTTCTCAATAGAACTCTTTATAGAGCATACTGCATCATCTATGCTATCTGCACTACTCTTTGCATTCTCGATTGATGATTGTAACTCGTCGAAACGCTTGTCTATATAATTCTTCAATCTTTCTTCGTGCTCTATAACGTTTATAGAGTTTGCGATTTTTGCATGCGTCCAGTTTTCTTCTACACATGCATAATAATCGCCTTTTGTATCATCATGAATCTTGGAAGACACAACTCTTAGACACACGAAATCGTCTCCATCCATTACAGCATACACACCCTCTCCTGATGGGTATAGTTCGGCTTTCGCCTTATTATCCCTACTTTCTCCTTGTATATATGCGACCTTTCCTAAAACGTTAACTCTAATTTCCATATCTCAACTATTTATTATGTAACCTACCAATATGCCACTTTGAGCAAACCTTGCATAAGTAAGGATGCCAACCAAGTGCCTTCAACCTCGGAATCTGATTCAGAAACTCCCAAGCATCATCCTCTGTCTCATAAGCAACCTTTGCCTTCCATGAATGAACCTTCCTGGTCCAATGCTCCGGATCCGGCTTGAACGGCGGAACCTTGTTCGGATTGTGATGTCTTCTCATAGGCACTTGAATGAAACACTGTTCAACGTTCTGTTCACCGCAATCTCCCTCTCGTTACACATGGTCCTCATGCACTCCAGGGCATCATCGCGGACAGCAATCATAATCTCCTGCATCGAAGCGGTGGCTGGAACAATATTCCCATCAGCCTTCTTCTTCGTGATACGGGATATAATCTCCTTGATATATTCCTTGTCTATCATAGAAATCTGTTTTAATGGTGGCCGCCGACCGTGGGAGGGACTCGAACCTCCCGTCTGCCCGGACTTATGCCAGAAGGCATGTCCCACCGCCATGCGGCCACCGGTTTCTTTAATCATCAGGCTGAATGAAGCTCTCCGGCTGCTTGATATCCTCCTCACCACGCAATTTATTCTTCACGTCATTGATGAGAAGCTCCTGCTTAAGGTCAATCATCTGCGCACCGTACACCTGATACGTCATTCCGCCCTGTGACCTCTTCTTGAAGAAGCCGTACTTGTCGCTCATATCACGCCCGAACTTCTGAATCGTAGGGATATCCTTCTCCTCGACATCGTTGGCTTTGCAGAACTCGACGAACCTCTCGTACATCTCCTTTGCAAGCATGCATTCCGAAATCTCGCCCCTCGCCTCTTGGTTGCATCTCATATCATACGCCCTTATCCAGGCATAGATAGGATTGCTTCCTAGAAGAGAGATGAGCAGCTGCCTCCTGCTGCCCTCAGCTGCCGGGAACCTGTACTTCCTGCTCCTCAGCTCCATCGCGCCACGGAATATCCAGTTGAACACTCCGCTCAGCTCCTCACGGATGATCTTGCTCGCAAGCTCCGGGTCCTGCCTCTCCTTAGGGATGGTGACATCGAAGCTCACGTACTGCAAGCGCCTGATGAATCCGAGCGAGGCATCATCAGGGAACGGAAGCTCGTTGAGGTTGAAGATGAGGTAGGGGATTGAGTTTCCCTCCAGGATATCCCTGCCGAGCTTTCTCATCGGGACTGGCTCGCCGCTCACGAGTCTCTTAAACATACCGGTGTTCTTCCTTCCGAACTTCTTCGGGTCAGAATCGGAAGACCAGTTGAAGATGGCGTTCCTGATAGGATACCTTCCCCTCATTCCCTCGTCGCCGTCAGCAGTGAGGTCGGCGTAGTCCATCTTGCTTATCCTGTCCTTGCCGAATATGTTGCAGGCAACGTCGAAGATGACACTCTTTCCGTTGGCTCCCGTACCTATAAGGAGAAGACAGAGCTCAATCTTCGATGATTCCTTCCCCTCGTACGGATTGTATGCAGTACCTCTCTGTATGAGACCGAGACCGAGGAACATCTGGAGGATCATCCTCGACGTCCTGTCTGGGAGGACCTCCTTGATGAAGTTCATCCACCTGTCGCACTTCGCCTTCGGATTGTAGTCGTATGGGTGGTAGTATGTGACATGGTACTCGGGAGAGAACGGCATCACGTTCGGATACTTCAGACCGCTGCCGAAGTCAACAACTCCGTTTGCGAATGCAACGATGTCGAAGGTAGGTCTCAGTATGTTGTAGCACTCTATCACCTCCATGAATGACTTGTTCATCACCGTACTGATGCCGAGCATCGGAGCCATGGCCAGGTCGAGGAGCAGAAGCTGGTAAGCCTGTTCCAAAACTATCTTCGGAACAGCTTCGTATATCTTGCCGTTGAACATGTAGTAAGCACCGTTGTAGTACTTCACCGGAGCCTTCTTCGCCAGACGTCTCATTGACCTGATGAAAGTAGACTTCAGCTTGTTGTACTTATCAGAGTTTGCCTTACCCCAGTCCTGGCAACGGAGCGCTTCGAAGCCGTACTCGTCATGCCTCAAAAGGTCTAGCAACTGAGCGTGCAATGTGTCTATAGCAATACCATTTTCCATTTATGTACAATAATAATATTAATTTTCCGTTATTGTGTAGGATAAACCCCGATAAATAGGGGCTTTCTGAAGGATAACACGTGTCAGGTCGTCCTTATAACATGTCGTCTATAAAATATCGACAATACAAAGATACAGATAATATCCTGAATATCCGGTAAAACCCTAGTAAATAAAGGGTATAAATATACATTTTAGGTATACATTAAATGAAGGATAGGTATACATTTATGGTTTGGTCTGCAAAGTAAGAGTTTATGCTATCAAATGTTAATAAATAACGGATGAATGAATATGCATAATTATCCTTTATGGTAGGAAGTAATTAAACTTTACAAAAAGGCTGAAAAATCGGAAGAAAAAATTTTTAGATGAGGTGACTACCGCGCTGGTTTATAGCTGCAAAGGGGGTGTGGGGGTGTTTCTTCTGAAATTATTACATTTTGTGTCGGTTTATATAGTGTAAACGGGCGTGAAACATTATTTTTGTAATTATTTTAAATTGTCGGTTTATATTTATAAAAAACTTATGTAACCACTTATTAATCAACACTTTATAATATTGTTTATATTCATTTTCTTGCATAACTATACATTATTGCTATTTCGTGAAACACAAAAACTTATTACAAATTACTTGACCAAAATATATTTACCATATTTATACATGCATAAATATTCGTGTTTAACTTATTAAATACATTTTAACGAGATTGGTAAAAGATTATTACATGAGTAGTTAAAAACCTTAACATAAACTGCCACTTTGGCGGGTGTAACTACCTGTAAATCAATTAGTTAGCGATTTGTAAAGATTAATGTTTCTTAAGTTAAATATTTAACAATTACTACCACTATAGCTTTATAAATGCTTTATTATTAGATAGTTACAAGTCTGCCACGTTGGCGAAAACGTTAAATTATTTAAACCTTAACAACTACTGACAAACGCTGTAACTATTACAAATAGCTAACAATCTATAAATCAAGTACTTACAAAAGGTTAAATGCATAATTACGCAATTTTTTACTGGTTTCTTGGCACGTGGTTTGCGGTTATGTAGGTAGCCGGACGGCTTTTGAGCGCATAGCACGCAGTGGCGTGTTGTGTCCGGCGTCGTGTGGTGCACGTTACGCACACCCCAAAAACGCACGGGGTAAATTGTGCGTCTTCATTTAAACAGAATAAAGATATGAAAGATTTAGAAGTGAAAGGTGCTACAGGATATGAGCACGTAAGTACTAAGGTTGCTAGTTATGTAACAGAGTGCAAAAGTAGTGCTATTTTGGCACAGAGTCTTGATGTGCTTAATAGTTACAGAAAAAAGCTATTAAGCGAGTGCAAAGATAGTGAAGTAGTAAGCGTAAAGAAAGAACTCGATGCAGCTAGAGAAAGATATAACAAACTAGCTACAAAGTACGTACTTTCAGATGAAAGCTACTGCAAATTGCAGACAGAGTGCGTGCGCTCTGCTGTTAGCGAGTTTTCCCGCAAACATAAACTACCTAATTTCTTTAAGTGGTTTGATGATAACGGCAAAGATACGCAAACCACTATTATAGATAGTTTGCAGCGTCTTGGTTCAAAGTTGTGTTCTTTGCATCAATCATTTGCAAGCGGTGCAAAGGTAGCAAAGAAGAAGAGCGAAAGCATAACAGACCTGCAAAAACAGATAGCAGAACTGCAAGCAAAGTTAGCAGCAGCGCAAAAGTAACACAAACAAGGTAGCTAGAGAAATCTAGCTATCTAGTTTTTCCTACTGGCTATTTGATAGGTAGCCAGTGGGAAATTTTACTCCAGGTTTTTCAACTTGGAGCGGGTCGCCGTGTCCTTATTTTTCCCACACAATTGGTAAACCTTGTCGTGGTGTGTGGGCTTAACTCAGAGAGAGAATTTATTCTCCCTCAGGGAACTAATTGCCAAAATTCAAGAGAAGTATCTCAGTAAATCGAGAGTGCGAGAGGCACACCGAGATGGGAGAGAGTAACGTGTTACTCAGAGACATCCATCCGAGAGATACGCAAAAATTCCTGGCGTGAGCGTCGAATGAGATGAGACGGCACGACGGCTAGGGGATTTGTATCATCTAGCGAGATGAGAGTTTATAGAAAGAAATCATAATTCATATTCTATTCGGTGTTGTGAGCCGTTCGGGAGTGGTTACCCGAGAAATCCCAGTGTGTGCAATCACGATTGCAGCGTTCAAGGTACACACTATCCACGCTGACTGAAATCGGTTGCTTGTCATCCGTGCGAGATTTATCTCCTCAGAAATAAACAAGCTGCTGGCAGAAGCATAAAATCTGTAGGGTGTGAGCCACGTAGTTAAGACGATAAAGATAAAACGTGGTGCAAAGATGCACATCCTGGCTAACGGGGCGGGGAGAAATCTCCGCTCTACAATTATGAACCATTTAAATATTAGAATTATGAAAGAACAGATTTTGAAGAAGATAGGAAAGACGCTTGTACGTATTAATGTAACAGACCAGAGTGCAGAGGATGCCTACGATGAACTCGTTAACAGCAGCCCTCGCCTGTTTGGCATGCTTTCCAGTATCTACAGACTGAATGATGAAGAAGAAAGATTCGCTTGGTCTGCCGGCATCGCCTAAAATCTCCCTACGCTTGTAGGGAACAATAACCAAAAATATTAGAATTATGAGTACGCTAAGAGTTAAATGCCTCGATATGTGCGAGGTTGAGAGTATCATTGCAGATGCTCAGGAGATTTTGAGTCACGTAGAATTCGGGTCGCTAAATAATGGTGTGCTTACATTATTCTGCGTGGCGTGAGCCTAAAAATCTGTAGCCAGTACGATAATTGTCGTGTGTGGCTACGGAACAATTACCAATATTTTAGAATTATGAAAGCAAGACAGATTATTTATTCAAGTACGATAACTGTGCTTGGATTTATTCAGGCATCGCCAATATTCATTTGCTTGGCAAGTACGATAATTCTCCTGAATGTGCTTGGAATTTTTTATGGGATTCTGCTTGTGCATATTTGGAGCAGTACGAAAAAGGGCAAGTGGTATTTCCGCGAGCTGTGGCGATCTACACTCCGCTTGGAGAATTTCATCCTTCCTGGAGTTTAAGAGATTTGGAAAGTACGATAATTGTGCTTGGAAACATTTAGCTAAATTCTGCTTGGAGAAATCTAGGCAGTACGATAATATAACCAATTAAGCAAAAGAATTATGGAAAAGAGAATCAGCAAGGGCGTGCTGTCAGCTGCGCTCATATTAGTTACAAGTTTCGTGTGTGGCATTATTGCTATCGCAGGATTTCTGCTTGGAGATTTTCAAGCAGTGTTATATTCTGCGGTTCTTGAAATGTGCGGTCTGTTTATTATCTGCATAATGATAGATGCTATTCAGCAGCAGATAGAGGATATCTGTGAAATGTAGCCAAAATTACCGCTTGGAGATATTCGGGCGGTATCTAGTATTAACCAATTAAATTACAGAATTATGAAGAAGAATATTTTCGTGGCATTGTTTGCCGTAGTGTGTGTTGCATTAGTAATGGTTTCAGTTACTCTCGTGAATTGTCACAGGGCAAACGTGATGCTAAGAAAAACTGTGTTAGCTCAGGCGAACGAGATTTTAGAGCTTAACGGCTATCACACAGCAGAGGGAACTACAACGTTCGTAGGTCTCAGAAAGTAGCCAAAACTGAGAGGGGTTTCTGCTCCTCTCTTCTATTAACCAAATTATTATAGATATGAAAGCAATTAGTAAACAGCAGGTAATAGAACTGCTGAACAAAATTCAGGTGACCGGATTAGATAATTCTAGGTACAGTGTAGATGAATTCAAATCGCCTGCAATAGCAGAGAAATGGTACGGAAAAACCACTGGGCGTACGAAAATACAACCAGGCACATATTGTGCTCTGTGGTTTGATGAAGCAGACTGCACAGACGAACCTCTCATCTCATACTGGATAGATAACACTCTTACAGAAGAGAACTTTGAGTACTTATTCGGAGATAACGGCGGCTGTATTATCCTCATCTGCTTGGATTTATTGTAGCCAAAAATGTGCTCAGGCATTTTCCTGGGCATACTATGTAGAACCATTAAACAAATTGAATTATGCAAGACAGAAAATCACAGAAGAATTTTGAGCGTGCGCTTATGCATGAGATGGAGAAGATCAAGATAGCAGCGCGCCAGTGGCATAGCAACAATACTAAGGGCTACAGAGATTATCGTAGCAAGAAAACTATCTCCAAGAGTTTCTCTGAGATTGCAGTATTGTGCATGAGCTAAATGTGCGTGGCGATTGTCACGCATACTATTTACCAATATTTTAGATTATGAAGAAATTAGAGAATCCTAAATGGGAAGATGGCAGAGATTATCTGCGCGACAAGATTCTGCCTAGATTGCAGGAGATGCAGCGTGATATATTCGGCAACGAGAAGCTGTTCGTAACAATGGCTACCGGGCTGAACGGCGCATACATATCCGTGTCAGTGTCCGTATTTGACGAACGCGACAAAATAGCCGACAGCTTCTACCCGAAATTCTTTTTTAACGACAGCAACGAGCAGCTGGAATCTGAGTACAAGAGACTCACAGACTTCATCAAGGTGCATTCAGCCTAAAATGTGCGTGACAGTTGTCACGCATACAATTATTCACCAAAAATTATAGATTATGATAGAAGAAGAATACAAGGAGAATGTAGAGTACATACGTTCTACCATCCTACCGCAGTTGCAGGAAATTCAGAGAGATTTGGCAGAGAATCTGCCAGGTGTGAGCCTTATTGTCAGATTAGACGGCGACACAGGCACTATGTCTGCTCATGCTGCTGTCTTTTTTGATGGCACGGCTAACGTAAAAGACATCTGTACCGTAAATTTCTTTTATGTGGATAACAAGGAGAAAATTGACGATGAATACAATAAGCTCGCAGAATTTCTCAAGAAGTACATAGCCTGAAAATTGAGGGAGCTTTATCTCCCTCTCCTATAAACCAAAAATGTAGAATTATGAGCAAATGGGTACAATTCTATCACAAGATTAACAAGTTTGACCTTGTGAACATGAGATTTACAGATGATTTCAGCATCGTTGAAATGGTGGGCATGGATTCTGTCATGCCTATTGACGGCAGACTTAATCTGTCATCCATACGAGCAGAGATACAGAAGAAAATCGAGAGCATGAAGAAAATCGAGAGTTTCGACCCTTGTGCGTTCTCCATCCTCACCGGTCCTACGATTCTGTGTGCTTCAGAAAGTCCGGTCTACAATCTCTAGCCAGAACTGGGCAGTACGATAATGTGCTGCCTGCTATTAACCAAAACATATTAGAATTATGGAAACAGTAAGAGTAACTGACAGACACGGAATAGAGCGTGCGTGGGATGTCGTGACAGATAAATGTGTAGGCTGTTGTTTCTTAGGCATACACAACGGGACGACGTACTGCTGCCCTAGCCATATCTCGTGTGACAACAAGTAGCCAAAACTGCGGGGCACGTCCTGTGTCCTGCTTCTATTATTAACCAAATCAAAATTAGAATTATGACAGACGGAGACAGAAAGTTCCTTGCCAGGCTCGTCGCGAGTCACAAGGCAGTTATCAGCGAGGAGTGCAGACGTAAGAACCTCGACAAGAGCGAGTATTTCAGACGCGTAGCACGTGCAGACAAGAAGGCTCAGGAGATTGAGCAGGCGTACATGCGACCTCGCAAGTTCTAGCCAAACATTCTGTGCAGTCTATCTGCACAGAAACCATGTTAAACCATAAAAATGTAGAATTATGAAGAAAATTGTTAATACATTTACTAAGATTTTCGTAAGAGACGGAAAGCGTCACAGAATTGTCGCTGTTGCTTCTTTAGGTGATGAGTGCAGAAATAACATCTGCACTTTCTCTATTACAGGTCAGATAGATATTTTCTGCTTCGGTTCATGGCACTGCAAAACCTGCGGTTGCATTACAGACGAGATATGCAAATTCTTTCCAGAATTGAAACCATTTGTAAATCTTCACATGTGCAACTACAAGGGACAGCCATTCTATACTGTGGATAATGGTATTTACTATGTATCCCAAAGTAAGGAGATTGCTATGCGTAATCTCAGAATTACCGAGGATGAGTACGATGCCCTGCTCCCTGCTGCCGAGCTGAACGACAAGGACTATTTTGTCTATAAGTTATTCAAGCTTGGCATCGTTAAGAGATGGAAGTCTGAAGCAGACAAGTTCATTGAGTTTCTTCTTCGCCAAGGAGGTGAATGGGAGAATCCATACACTATCAGCGACGAAAGACCGACAATTAAGCTGACCGGAGGCATAAGAGCTCTTGTAGAATCCAGACTCAAGAAAGGATACTACACGAAGGAAAATATTGATAAGATATTGCAGCAAAGAAGAGCTGACGAAATCAGCAAGAAACGTCAGTCTATAATTGAAGAGTACTACAAGAAGACCGAAAAAGCTCGCAATGAGCGTGACGTGATGCTTTACATTCTTGACCACGGTCTTTCTATCGGTAACGTGATTTATTACGATTACAACAACACCGTGAAGTTCAACTGGCTCGATTGCAAGGAGCAGATTACGAAAGAACAGTTCGATAATTTTATTGGGAACTTAGATCCCAGCAAGTTGCCTGAGGGTATTAAATTCTCAATCGACATCAAGAAGTAGCCAACCAATCCTCACTCCAACGGGTGGGGATTTCTATTAACCAAATATTAGAATTATGATAACGGATTACTACACAGCCGTACACTGGCTAAAAAGTGCGTTCATCCTCTGTAACGAGATTGTAGAGAATGACGAATCAGTGATTGAAAACATCGAGTATCCAGAGATGACAGAAGAAGAAAGGAACAGAATCGAGATATTCCAGTGGTTCCTCACTAACATGAGCGAAGAGGATAAGGAATGGATGCAGAAGAATTTCCCAGATCTTATCTTCTCTTACTCAGACAAGCTTGACTTGTGGATTCTTTGCGTAGATCATTTTGGAACGATGTGGAAGGGAGTCCCAACGACTACCAACTGCGAGAATGCGGCAAAGGCTAGCCAGCTGCCGTAGCCAAACCAATCCTCACTCCCACGGGTGGGGATTTCTATTAACCAACAATTACAGAATTATGAGTGATTTAGAGAAAATACTTAATGACGATTTACTGAAGTGTAAAATCGTTGAGTCAGTAGAGAATCCTGTTAGGCGTGTGGACCTCATCAAGTGGACGCACGACAATTCATTCTCTATTGCAGAGGTACGCAAGGATACCGGTAAGCTAGAGGTCACAGACTTGAAAGCTGCCAGTGGTCTTGAGGCATACAAGCATTTCTACAGAAATTATGGCGACATTGCCATATGTGGCTAAAACTCCCCACGATAATGTGGGGAACCATTATGAACCATTAAACAGATGAATTATGGAAAAGAATATTTGGGAATATGTTATGAACAACAAGGGTGAGGTTATCGAAAAAGTAGCCGATTATATCGGTGTAAAAAGCTTTGCCAAGACAATCGAAGGCCTCTATCGCGAATGCCTGGAGAATTTCGATGACGCAGAAGACATGGAAGAATACATTGCTGATTTGTACGGAAAGAATATCCAGTCTATGGCATGGGATTTTACTCTCAAAGCAAACAGAGAGATGAAGAAATATCTCCATCTTCCTGACCAGCACATGAATGGTAATTTCGCTGATTTGTCTATGGATTATCCTAAGCACGTTACAGGTGTTTGGTGGGCATCAGACTACGATGGCGACGATTACTACGATTTGTATCCTCAGATGGTAGCCAGACTTGATGCCGCAGAGGACAGCGAACAGGCTAACGAGGATAGAGAATATCTTGAAGAGTGGTATTTCGAAGCCTTCGGTACATACAACATCAAGTACAATTTCTCGAATGAGCTTGAAGAGGTTCACTCCATGATGGAGGAAGATTATGAGGAAGCCTAACAATATCCCCTAGCATGGGGGTATTCAATGTTAAACCATTTAAATGATATTAGATATGAGTTACGAATTTGCTAAGAAGGAGATTGGTGATTACAGAATCACCATTTACCAGGATGAGGATGCCGAATGCCCTTGCACAGAATGGGATTTGGCAGGCGTTTACTTCTGGGACTATTCTGATTACGGATACAACAGGGAACTTTCTCGTGGTTGTAGCAGTGAAGTCGACGCTGAAAATGCAGAGGCTGCCTTGAAAGAGCTTGTCTGCAAGTATGTTCCACAAAAGAAGATTATCAAGTATATCAATAGTATGTTTCATTGCGATCATCTGTGTCTCGAATACGACAAGTCGTGCCACATGTGGAGTTTTGAAAGAAAATCAAGATTCAGCATCGGCAAGAACGAGTGGTACAACATCAGAGATTTCACTCCTAACGAACTGAAGAACGAAGATGTTAGGGATGAGCTTACAGAAGAGCTTGAAGAAGATGATTTTATTAATCTCCTTGAAAACTGCAAGGATATAGCATTCTACAAGTGGTCTTCCAGTGGATATAGCCAGGGAGATTATGTTAGAGGATATGCCTATTGCGACAAGGAGCGCTTCAAAAAGATGGTTGATACAAATACCAAGAACTGGAAGAATCGTGCCATCGAGCTGTTTGAGAGCGAAGTCAAGAATATTGGTATGTGGATGTGGGGTGATGTAAAAGGTTACGTCCTAGAAAAGAAACGCCCGTATACAAAATCGTACGAAGACGGTAAATCTTCTGATTCCTACGAGTGGGAACAGATTGATTCCTGCTGGGGAGAGTACTACGAGGACTCTGATGAGCTGATTAAAGACGCTCTCGAAGAGAATGGAATCAAACTAAAAGAAACAGCCTAACAAGGGGAGCTTGCATGCTCCTCTTCTATCAACCAAATTACAAAGAATTATGAAATTGAAACTTTATCACGACACAAGAAAGAAGTTCCGTGACTACATTGACGCCTGGAGCATATACTTTCCTTATCCTAAGTGGATGAGAAAGGAGAATCCTGGAGTGTACGGATGCTTTATTAGCTGCAAGCCGACAGAAAGCGGCATGATAAGGTGTATCGTTGACTATGATGAGTTTATTCCTGGTCTTCGCAGCAGACCTTATCTCGGCAAGAGAGTAGACGTAAAGACAACCCCAAAAGCATTTCAGAAGATTTTCCGTCATCAGGAGAGGTTGTGGAACAACGCAATCACCAAGAATACGGACGAGGCGTGGGAAGCATGGAACAGAGCCTAAAATTGGTAGCCATTGGCTACCTACCATTAACTAAATAAATAGAATTATGAAAAAGGGTATAACAATTTCAGAGAGGGGTAACAAAGTTATCTACAGACTGGGCAGGCGTATTGTGTGCTACCGAGTGGGCTACAGGGTTTATTTCGGAAAGCCCTCTGACGCTACACATGATACGTTTGATGCCTTGTCCGAGAATATTGCACACGAGAGATGCATTGAGATTTGTGAGCGTAGAATCAATGCGGAGATGAAGTATCAGAATCCTGTCGCATACAACGCCCACAGAGTATTGAACGCATTAGCCTAAAAACGGAGGGAGCAATCCCTCTGACATTATCAACCAACAAATTATGAGATTATGAATATAGCGATTTTGGATTATTCGGCATCAGAAGTAAGACTGATTAAGAACTGCCCGGATTCATGGGAAGAAGAGCAGATTGAGGAGTATATCTACGGAGAAGACGGACTCGACCTCAGTGAAAGCAGTACATACTACATGTGCGGTGATGCGGTCAGTATCAAGCAGGAAGAATACAAGCCATAAAAGCGGAGCGTCATGGCTCCGTACTATTAACCAAATTATCAAGAATTATGAAGAGATATTACGTATCAGTCACAGAGACTTTAAACAAGATTGTCAGCGTCGATGCCAAGAGTGAGAAAGATGCGCTTGAACAAGTACAAACAGCCTACAATGATTCTGTCATCGTTCTCGATTCCACCAATTTTGTAAACGAAGAAATAGAACTTGACTCTAATCAGGAGTTATATGCTGACAACGAAAAAGAGCAGGGAGGAGATGTTTATCAGCACATCGACTAAGCCAAAAGCGTGGGTTCGCCCACGTACTATTAACCAAAATATAGAGATTATGAAGTATTATGTATCAGTAACTGAAATGCTCAATACCGTAGTGCGTGTCGAAGCTGAGAGTGAGAAAGAAGCTATAGACAAAGCCAAGTACGAGTATAGCGACGGAGTAATTGAACTCACTCGCGAAGATAACTACAGCGGTGAGCAATTTGAGATTGATGACGATCAGGAGTACTGGAGAGAAGCTGAAGAAAATGGCAACACAGTACTCCAGCACATCGACTAGCCAAACGGGGAGAGCAATCTCCCTACCAATAACCAAAACATTATAGATATGAAGAATTTAGGAATAATGGACATTTGCATGATTAAGCATGGACTGGCGGCATTGATAGCCAACGAGAAAGTCACTCTTAAAATCGCAATCAAGAAAGACGACAAAGAGCAGATAGAGAGAAGTAACTCATATATTGATGAGGTAAATTCGGTTATCAGAAAACTAAACTCGTAGGAACCATGGAGAAAATCAAAGTAGGAATGAGAGTGTACTGTGACATACATTCTCAGTCAAAGGAGCACGTCGTGACTCACGTTTCAGAGAAAAGAGGATTCGCGGGAATTGATAACGAATACTGGTGGCCCATAGACCAGTGCTTCCCCTGCGATGAAGCAACATTGCCTAAAAAGCGCAGCTAAGGACTGCGCACAATAACCAAAACATAAGAATTATGAATGAAGACAGAATCCTAGAGATGTTCTTCGAAAAAGCCAGATGGCAGTATGCTATCGAGAAAGGCTTATTCAAGGACATGAACAAAGCAGTAATGTATCAGCTTACAACGCCGGAGGCTCGTCTGGCTATGTATCAGAGGATCAAGAGCGGTAATTACAAGATAATGCCGCCACACACAGCAAAGATTCCGAAAGACAACGGAGATTTCCGTACGGTCTACGTGAATGAAAATGTGGACAGAATCCTCCTGAGCATAGCCAACGACCTACTGTTCGAGCTGATGACAGAGATGGTGCATCCACGCTGTACGTCGTACCAAAAAGGTATCGGCTGCGGTCGTGTGGTGCAAGATGTGTCTCGGATAATATACTCAGCAGAGGGAAAAATCATCGGATGGAAAGGCGACTTCTCCAAGTACTTCGATTCCGTGCCTATTCGATTCATTGATTGGGCATTTGACAAAGTAGAGGAGAAGTTTGGAAAATCTGCACTGATAGATGTCATTCGTGACTACTATCACACGGATATCTATTTCGATGAGGACAACAACCTCTGTGAGAAGTATCAGTCCCTAAAGCAGGGATGTTCTGTTGCTGCATGGCTGGCTGATGTCATTCTCTATCATCTTGACGACAAGCTATCTAAGCTTAACGGATATTACGTCCGCTATTCAGATGATACGCTGTTTGTCGGTGAAGACTATGAGAAAGCCATGGATATCATGAAGAGCGAGCTGGAGATGATGCAGATGACGCTCAACCCGAAGAAGGTTGAGTATCTTGACGCTAATCATTGGTTCAAGTTCCTCGGATATTCCATCAAGGGTCACAATATCTCTCTGTCGTCCACACGTATCAAGACCTTCCAGAAGGAGATTGAGAAAAGGACGATAAAGAAACGTGACACCACGATGACGAAAGCCATCAATGCAGTTAACAGATATCTCTACAAGGGGTACTGCGATTATTCCTGGGCTACTCAGGTTCTTCCGGTCATTAACGTGAAAGAGGACATCGACAAGCTCAACACCTTCGTCATGGACTGCATCCGTGCGGTCAAGACAGGCAAGAGAAAGGTCGGTGGTCTCGGATACGTGAAGACTCAGGCTGTAGGTTGCATAGACCGAGGTCGTGGCAGAAACGTGAAAGCCAACAGGAATAAGACAGAGAGCGAAATCAAGGGGTATCTATCAATCGGCTGTGCTCAGAATGCCTTGCGAACGAGCAGGGCAGCGTACAACACATTGGTGAATACTCTGTAGATGAGCATCCTAGCGCAAGGATTTGCCGGAATGAAGATACAAGGTTTTAAATATCCCGGTTGCGGAGTGCAGGGACCATCTAATACCTAGATGGTCCTCTGTTCGTCCTAAACCGGACATTATCGAACTTATAAAGCCATGCGCAGTATCTTCTGACCGGCAGACTCTGTAACCGAGCACACGGACGTGGGAGAAGGACGGACCGATTCAGGCGACGCCTCTATAACATCATCTGAACATCCGACAATGCATGGATGTTCATATAACCGCACAAGGCGTAGCTCATCAACGAAGTACAGAAATGTGACATTCCGTATGACCACCACCGGTGGCGCACACCACTAATCCCTGACGGATGGCTGAAATTTATGCAACAGGTTCTCTAACCAGAGTAGTTGATCCTGGTCGTCGTCGCATTACTTACGACGACCTGGATCATCTATTCTGGCGAATCCTGTGTCAAATCAGAAACATAAAGTATTGTGCCGAGCCACCGGTCAGGGAATCACCCTAGCACGAGGGTAGTCTTTAGAGGAGAGTGAATTTATGAGTGCTGTTTACATGCCGCCGGCCTCCCCGGAACAATATCCGGGTACTCCGGCGGCTTACAACAGCCCTCGAATCAAGCTGCTATAGCTACGTGCCACGCTCTCAGATGAAGACAACGTTATTGTCAAACGAGGTACACGAGGAGGTGTCGGTTTATTCAACCCGCCTTGTATCAACGCGATATGTCTGGTAATACCAGCAATCTCGCGTATCGGCAAGCGGGTTAAATCATCAGCCTACAGTAAGGCAACAGACCTATGAGTGTACCTACAACAACCAAAGTGAATTGCATCACGACTTATCAAGAGTATGAGGTTTAATATCACGTGAGTGGTATACCTGCCGCCTGCCGTTATCACCGCAGGCGCAGGTATCCAATCCACGGGATTGAATCACGAACATATATCCATGCAACATAATACATGAGATAAGTCATGCGCATTGCAGCGATGTCTGGCAAGTTCTGAGAGTTCATCGAGCGTTTCATTGATTCTGAAGCCAATGATGGGGAAGCGTACGCTTCCTGATGGTTGGCTTCATAACAATGCCACGCCCTTAATCAAAAACTTAAAGCAATGCAACGTATCAGGTTGAGTCAGACTAGGTTATTGCGAGCCGAATTGTGCGCAAGGAGAATAGATTGTACAATACGGTATCAATCATCCTGAGCATCCAGGTGATTACCTGGACCCGTCAGGACTCAGATACAGTATTAATCAAGACCTTATAGTTACGCAACAGATTCTCTGAGCGCACTCCTATTTACCAATATTTAAGAATTATGAACAGCAAATTACTAAAGAAGCTTGAGGAAATCAAGAAAGAGTACGAAACGTCAGAAGTTTGCATGGGTGAGATGCTTGATTCTGTAAGTGCAGACGGATTCTCTATCGAGGATGCTCACTGGTTGTATATGCGTGCAATGGAGTGGGCGAACGGAGATAAGTTCTATATCCACGTCGGAGAAGACGAAGATGTACTGAGTAAGGATGAACTCGAAGAAGCCAATTTGATAGTGCTAGAATAAGCACTATCCCTATTAACCAATACAATAGAATTATGACATACGACGAGATTATCAATGCAGTTGAGAATGGTGCAAAGTTCACCATCAACTTCCAGAAGAGAACATGTAGGGTGAATGGCAAGGTAGTAATGTCCGAGGAAGATAAGCCGAAAGATACACCTTACCTGACTCATGCAGTAGTCCTGTTCGCAATAGAGCAGAGATACAAGGCATACAAGCATTCTGTGCCGTCTGAACGCTCTGAATCACATCGCCGCTACTACTTCAAGGCTTTGCCTGAGAAAGAGCTCTCCGATGAAGACATGATGTACGGTGAACGACGAGAGGTAGCTAGATGTAAGCTGGAGCTATACATACTGATTCAGCTTCTAAGAGGAAACCTTGCGTGGGAGAACAGATGGGGAACATGGTTCTGGAGGTCAGAGAACGACAAGGATCTGATTATCCTCAGAGACTGGATTGAGCCAAACAAGGGTGGGGCGTAAGCCTCATCCACAAGAGTTAAATAAATTTTTAGTATAACCAATTTAAATTATTTGAATTATGAAGCAGATTGTAACAATCACTGGTGAGAACTTGAACATCGTAACAAAGAACGTAGAGGCTACAGCAGCTACCAAGAAGACCAAGGCGCAGATGCGTCTCGAAGCTCTTAAGGCAGCAGGTGTTGATACTAGTAAATATTTCCCTCTCGGTGACGACCAGCTTATCAAAATCGAAAATGGCGCAGCAGTTCCTGTAGACATGGACGATGCAACAATCGATGCGGTAGGCAAGCAGATTGTCGAGGGTGGATACGTAAGTAACTGGAAGCTCTTCCGTCGTTGGGTGATGAGTCAGATGTTCCACATGTTGCGAGACATGGATAAGAACGGACGCACATTCAACGAGGTGTTGCAGCACAAGGGCTACGAGTATCAGTGGCGCATGTTGGAGAACGAGCTGTATGCTCAGATGAAGATGTGTGACCACAAGGACTACGAGAACGTCAAGGCGAGAAATCGTTGGTTCAACGGAGTTGTAGCACACGACATGGCTATTGACTACATCAGCAAGCTCCGCAGCTATATCGACGACAAGTGCATCTACACTGTCAAGAAAGACAAGGATGGAAACAAGAAGAAGACATACAAGCATACCTGCAAGGGCAATCCTTATATCCGTCTTCAGAACGAAAACATCTTCGTTGCTGACTTGGATAGAAAGGTATACAATCCTCTCCGTGACCTTGCCAACAAGATGGGTGCAGTACCGACCTACAAGGAGCTCTACGATGCAGTTCGCGAGTTCAACAAGAACCGCAAGCATCTCGCATGGGATACCAAGCAGGCTGATGCGTTCATTACTGCCTACAAGGGTTCAGGTTCCTACTACACGATGAGAAACCTCATCATGTTCCATGGAGCAAGATTCATGAAGAACGGACGAAAGATGTCAGAGACCAACTCATTAAAGGAGCTTGAGTCTAAAGCAAAGATCTACGACGAAGAGGGTTGGAGAATGCTCGGTGTTCTCAAGCAGCTCATCAAGGAGTCTAACATTGACATCCAGGGCAAGATTCTTGAGTGGAAGAAAGCCAAGAGCGAGAACAAGTAATCATCAGTAGAACGTAAGGTTCGCCACCTGAAGAATGGTGGCTCGGCAGCAATTCACAAAAGCTTCTGCAACGAAGGATCTCCTCCAGTGCATTCACTGGAGGTAATCCTTCGAGCTAAAGCTCTCTAGATCGAACTTATAGAGTAAGGCGCCAGCCGGGGACCATTCTAGCCAAAAGTCGGTTACTGATTCGGTAACCGATTCAATGTTTAACCAAATAAAATGAGGAATTATGAAGAAGATTAAGAAGATAATCGATGTAGACAAGCTTACTCCAGCACCCCTTGACAACAAGAATGTTATGCTTGACTGGTGGGAAGAGAACATGTTCGATGACGGAAGCTACGCATTCTCAGGTAATACGTATCTAGGATTCATTGCCGGTGTTCCGGTAATGGCCACCGTCAAGAGCAATGTTGTCGAGCTGAAATGCATTCCGCAGCCCTACAGAAGCACGGACAAGCTTGATGATTTTGGAAATGCAGTCATAAAAAACTTGACTGAAGACGAATGTCACCTAACGACCTACATGGTTCCGGCGTACATGCAGTACATAGATGACGAGCGTGAGGGAGACGCAAAGCTATTAATATCGTTCTCCATCTACGAAGACGAAGCGACGATTTCATTCCATTGGAACGTACCGAAAGATTAGCCAAACAGGTCAGCCAATATTGGCTGACTACTCATATCATAACTAAATTTTGTTTAAATGGTTCAAGCCGGTCTGTCGTGAGACACGCCGGTTTTTTGTTCCCCAAGTTTAACCAATTTTAAATTAGAATTATGAGTAGAAATTACTGGACATTAGGTAAGGAAGGAATGAAGACTCGTCTGTCAAAGGCACAGGCAGCTTATGAGAACGCATTAGAGAACGTCAGCGACTTGCATGTCAAGATCAGCGATGGCAACAACAAGTTGGGAGCAATCCCATCTGTATCGCTTATCCCGGTCACGGATTGCGGTAACTGTGCAATCTGTGCGAAGAGCTGCTACGACCTGCGCAATGACATGATTTACAAGGAGGTCATCAAGACGAGAGCTATCAATTCTGCCATCCTCCACGAGGATCCTGAACGATACTTCAAGGAAATTGATGGTTACCTCAACTACCGCTATCCTAGAACATTCAGATTCCATATCGGCGGTGACATCCAGGACAAATGGTATCTTGACAAGATGTGCGAGGTTGCCCGCAAGCATAAGGATACCAAGTTCCTGGCGTTCACGAAGATGTTCGATGTGTGTAACGAGTACCTTGATGAAGGAAACGTCATTCCTGAGAACATGCACATCTTATTTAGCGGATGGCTTGGTCTCAAGATGGATAACCGCCACGGATTTCCGGAGGCGCATCCTATCTTCGAGAGCGGAACGTCTGCTCCGGAAGGAACACGTCTATGTACCGGAAACTGCACAGAGTGTCTGAAGGAAGATAGGTTGTGCTGGTCTATCGGGAAAGGACAGGCGGTAGGATTCCTCGCACACTAGCCAAAATCCTCGTCAGGAATGACGGGGTACATTATGTCTAACCAATTAAAATTTTGAATTATGGCAACAGCAAGAAGAGGTACAAGAATGCTCAAAGCTTCTGACATCATGAAGAGAAAGGGCATTGTCCAGAAACAGATGGACATGGACAAGTTCAACGAGGTTGTAGAGAATTTCTTTATGACCCATGAGCCTAAGGAAACGATTCTCCTAACTCCGAAGAGATTCATCGAGATGGATAACCCGCCAGAGGGAGACCTCATTGACTATCTCGATGTCAGCGTTTGGGAGAAGAAGAGTGAGGACCCGGATGACCCGTTCGACTTCATAGACTATCAGTTCATGAAGAAGAACGGTATGCTCCGTCCTATCCTTATGGTGAACGAGCCTTTCATCGGCAATGCTGCCGGGTGGCTGAGAGATTTTTGTGGATTCACTGTGAAGAGCAGAACACGAAAGAAGAAGAAGGAATACATCGTGTCTCTGCCGGTGTAAAGCCGAACAAGGCGTGGAACAATCCGTTTCACGCTCCTAGTATTAACCAATTAAAATTAAAGATATGAATGATTTTTTGAAATTAGCAGAGAATTTAGGATGGAGTTATAATGTTGACGATACACCTAACGAAAGAGGTGAGGTTTGCGTCGAGTTAGAGAAGTATTCCCCACAAGACCAAGATTTCATCGCCACAATTTGGTTCGAGAATGGCAATAAGTCTGATTTCATGGATAAGTTGTATCAATATTATAGCGACTTCGATCCTGACGAGGAAGCCAGTAAATGGATTGGCGAGGATGGACATGGTGCTAACGGCGCGCCATACAAATTATCGGATATTTTGCAAGATATGGAGGATTGCAAGGATATGCTACTAGATTTATGGCACGAGTATTTTTACGATGAGTACCCAGAAAATCGTCCAAATGAGACCGACGAAGGGAAGCGACTCGCAGGAGAAATCGAGGAGAAATCCGGAAAGTATTACCACTCGTGCTCTCTACAGAATTATCCGAGCGGTAAGTACGGCGTTATCATTGATGGCTGTCAGAAGTTTCTATCGGACTGCAAGGAAGAGGCATTAGCCTATATGAAAGGCGTGCTTATGGGCCTTGATATCGAAAGAAAAGACTAAGCCAAACAAGCCTGCCGGGAACGGTGGGCATCAAGTTAAACCAAAATATTAAGATTATGAAGAGAAAAGTATTGAAAGACAAGATTGATGAGTTGCGTTCAACAGCAAAGATGGAACTTGCATGCACCATCCGTGAGATAATGAGAGAGCACAATGTGAGCAGAAAGGTGTTCGATTGGCCTGTACTTGCCGGCGACAACAGGGAGGTGAACATCGTAGAAGTAGGCGACAGCGATACAGCTATCCCTATCATTCATAGCCGATGCACTTCTGTAGGGTTTGAGTTTCCGGAAGCAAAAACTACCGATGACGATATACCAGTTGACCTTCTTGCAGACATCGCTACTAGTCTGAACGACGAGCTGAACGGCTATATTGGTGTCTATGCTGCAAAGTATAAGATTGCCTACAATGATGGAATTTTCATTTCTAAGGAGAATCCGTACGTATTCCTAGCAAAATCATATAAAGATGCATTGGATGAGGCGGAAGATTACATGCGTGTGTGGAATGACCATAATGGTTCTACCCTAAGACTCGTATCAGTCGAGAAGCAGACTGCTTCGGAAGGTTAAATTAGCGTTAAAAACGGCAAAGACGATGGTTTATATTATAAACTTTTCGTATCTTTGCCACTAGTAACCAAAATTATAGAATTATGACAGAAGAAATAAGAATCAAGACAAGAGATTGGGAGAGACTTCTTAGCTACACACAGCAGCAGAAGTACAAGACTGCCATCAAGCAGGGTTGGTTCGCCAATTATCACAGCAACGCCTGGAGGCATGACACGTTCTATGGCGCATACATCTGGAAATACCCGAAGCTTATTAAGGTTGTAAGGATGTTCGAAGAGATGCTTGGACATAAGCCATTATGGGAAGACATCACCGACGACAATCTGCGCGACCTCTTCGAGAAGATCCAGGAGAACTACGCTCCTAACTCGGCAAGAACCGTATGTGCAACCATCAAGGCTGTGATACGTGAGAACGATGCTACCAGGGAAATTCCTAGTCCTACGTTCGGCAGAATACTTAGAGCGAAGGCTGTACCGGTCCAGTCTGTATATCTCTCTGATGAGGAGATAAACAGAATCATAAAGTACAACCCTCACGGGAAAACAAAAAGATATGTTCAGAGAATGTTTATCATGGAATGTCTCTGTGGCGCACGTTACAGCGACTGCCAGAGAATGACGGAAGAGAACATAGATGATACCGGACACTTCCTCGTCTATGTTACTCAGAAAACAAAGACCGAGGTAAGGGTTCCACTTCACAAGAAGCTCCGTAAGTTCCTCGTATGCGGTACTGGTGACGAGCCTCTTCCGGGTGAGATAGGTGAAAGGACGTTCAATAGAGCACTCCGCGAAATCTGTCGTGACTGCGGAATAGATACGAATACAAAAGTGTTCAAAGCTGGAAAGGAAGAGACTGGAAAGAAGTATCGGTTCGTCTCATCCCATACCGGCAGACGCTCGTTCGCAACGAATCTCTCAAAGAAGGGAGTGCCTCTTGAGCAGATTGCCGTCATGATGGGACATACCAGTAACGGTATGCCTAATATACAGATGACACAGCGCTACATTGTCGGTAAGACCGAGATTGACAGCAATACACTGAGATTGTTCGGCGTCTATGAAGAAGACCTCGATAATGGTCTAGATGAGGATTAAGCTAAAACTGGAGGTGGTTAGCTGCCATCTCCTGCCATTGTTTAACCAATTAAAATAATGAATATGGTAGAAGATTATACAGTAGAAGAGTTGAATAAACTCATCAATGAGTGCCGGAAGAAGTACGAAAAGCTAGAAAAGGAGACAGTTATGAAGGCTCTGACTGGCGAGATTGGTACGAACTCCGCAATGGTGGAAGAGTTGGAGTCACTGAACTTCCAATACCACGAGGAGATGGACGAGTACGATATCACTGCACCTGACCTGAATCCAGATCTTATCGAGAACTTCAAGATGGCAGAGCGTGATGGCAAGAACGTCATCTTCGAGGCACAGGAATATCTTAAGATTCTGGGAATGTGCGAAGAGATGTTCAACCAGAAGATGTGGGTCAACGAAGATGGCCACATATGCGATGAAGAAGGTAATAGACTTTCCGCCGACAGAGAACATCGTGTTTTCGAAGTTGTTAAGTGCGGGAAATAAGATATTTCTAGTTTTTCATAGCTAGATTGTTTAAATGATTGTCCTCTCTTGCCCGTGAGGGTAGGAGGGGATTTTTTAAAACGGCCCCGATTAGCCAAAAATAGGGAGCTTCGGCTCCTGCAATTAATAACTTTTTAAAAAAATAAGAATTATGGCAAATTGGGCTCTCACAAACTATCGTATTGAAGGCAACCAGAAGGACCTTCAGGAGTTAAGCAACCTTTGCAAGGCGTTTATGAACAAAGAGCGTCCTGTAATGGAGGAAGGATCGTCTGAGAACTGGGAAGGAAACATCATCCTGGCTCTTGGCGAGGAAATTGGTGACAGCTACATTCGTGGATTTATCCAGAATCTTGAGCTGTCAGATGGTATCTTGAGCATCGAGGCAGAGGAGGCATGGGGAGCAACGGACTTCAATAAGCTCCTCGAAAAACACTATGACGGCATGAAAGTGTACTTTATCGTGGAAGAGGAAATGTGTGAGGTCTATGCTACAAACGACGCAGAAGGCAAATACTTCAACTGTCGCTCTGTATTGACTTCGTATGTAGACGGAAAATATCACAGAGAAGAGTTTAAGAATAAAAATGAGGCTCTAAAGTATGCAGCGAAACTCATTGGTCGTGATTCTGTCACAAAGTTAGAAGTTGCAAAGTGGAACGAGGAACGCAAGAATAAAGGCGTTTTTGAATACATAAACATCAATGGATGTGATATTATTGACGAGTAATAATTTAAGCCCTACGCAACACGGTCAAGCGAATTTATATGAGTGAAAAGCTAGTAGTAAAGATTCTCATGATAGCCGGAAATATTGCCGCTGTCGTGTCTGCATTGGTTGTTCTCTACAATCTAGGCGCAGCAATATTTGACTCGGACATCAAAGCTTATGCCGCAATAGATAGAATCTCAATTGGCATTGCTTCCTTTCTATCATCCGTCGTACTCATCGGTTTCGCGTATATCGTAAAACACGTGTGCGAAGTCAAGGATTAATTCATACAACTAGCCGCTTATCACTTAATAGATAGGCGGCTATTTTATTAAGATAACCACCCAAAAAACAACGAAAATCACACTTTTTTCTTAAACTACGTTAATTGTAAATATTCTGTACTTTAATGAATATTACAATTAGCAGATTTTACACCACACGAAACCTTTAGTTATACCAGTATCTTTAAAATGCTTGTCCTCACTTTTTACTTTAATAAGTACGGTTTATGGTGAAAACTGAACTATTGCACAGAACAGAAAATCGTAGTATCTTTGCAGTGCTTGTTAGTAGTTGCGCACTAAGCAGCGGACATATTGAGTATATTTAAGTGTTTATTCACTTCCCTATACGAAACCCTATCCAGAGTTCGGAGCGCAACACGAACAAAGGATAGGGTTTTCTTCCTTTTTCGGTCTGACAGGTAGTCTTGGTGGCTTGTCGGCTAAATACACTCGGCTACACAGACTTTAAACCCACGTCACAAGAGGTGCATGGTGACACCGCAGGAACTGAAGGCAGAAGGCGGGCAGGGCTAGGCGTACCTAGAAAGCTGCTTAGATTAGGTGCTGTACGATTTGGCAACCGATCCGACCGAAGGGGCTCATTATACTGGGTTCATGTAACTTCGAGTGGAATATTCCTTCCAAGCTCTCATCGTTTCAATGAAAGATGGGGGTAAGGGGGGAACCACTCTCTCAGAGGTCTATTGCCTGTTTCATATAACCTTTTTAAAAAAGAATATTAATATCATAAATTGTAGAGATTATGAAGTATGATACAAGACAGATAGGAATAAAGTCCCCTGACGGCTTGCTCGTAGAGAAATGTAGGATGCCACTTGATGAGCTTACTAACCGCCGTATGGCGTTATGTAACAAATTTAGAGAAGATATGAATAATCTGGCAACCGAGTACGCAGTAAGAAATTCCAAGTTTCATGTTGGAGATATTGTAAAAGTCGAAATCGGTAGTCCTATATTGGAAAATTTACCTTGTGAGATTATAGAGGTGTTTGGTAGCTATAATGCCATGATGGCACAAGGACGCCCGGCAATCATGTATGTTGTCCAAGATTACAATTACAGAGAAAATGTCACAAGGTTGCGCAAGATCAGATTATCTGTAAACTTTCATAATGTCAGGAATATGACATTTAGTTAAATACTACAAACATTAGTTCTATGGCAAGAATAACAAGAAACAAAGCTGCCGAGATACTGGGAGTATCAAGACAGACTATCAGCAACTACATCAAGGAAGGCATCCTTGGAAGCTACGTAGGCGAACACGGCATCCTGTATGTCAACAGCGAGGATATCGAGAAATATGCTCAGAAATACAAGATGATTACAGCAAACGAGAAGATGATTGACGAGAAGCTCAAGGAAGTCGAGTATCGCAAGCGCGTAATCAACGTAGAGCTCACTGAACTGAGAGACAGAGCTACCGCAAACGGCAAGCTTGCTGCAAACGCCGTAGGCATGCTGTTCGGTGTAATCAATACAATGTCGCATCTAGGTGTATTACCGAATCTTACCTATCGTGAGTCCAATCTTCTCAAGGACATCATTAATGGAATGACCTATGACGAGCTGTCAATCAAGTACGGCGTGTCTGCAACGAGAATCAGGCAGATAGCAGAAAAGACTTGCAATAAACTCACCTACAACGAGAATATTGTAATTGCTGAGCTCTCAACGAACAGAACCTTGCAGTATGAGGTTGAGCGCCTGAAGAAGGTAATCAAGTCTCTACAGGTAAGCTTCGACGAATACCGGCGCGCGAAAGGTGACAAGCCAGTCAGTAGCGCAGTACTTCCTCCGCTGATCCTTTCCAGGGATTTAAAGGACTGCGGATTCTCTGTCCGCATCCTGAATGCACTCAAAGGCTTCGACGTATATACCGTAGGCGACTTGGTTCGTAATCTCCGGGGAAGGTCAGAGCTTATGAAGCTCAGAAATCTTGGTAGGAAGAGCGTCTGGACTATCCTTGACTTCGTTGAGGAAAACAATCTCGACTTCAAGGAAAACGGAGAGTCTGAGGAAGACTTCTATATCAGGCTCAACAACAAGTTGTCAAACCAAAAAGATTAAGTACATGAAAATAAGACTAAACAAGAGTACTGACCGTCTGGAAATCAGAACCGAAAAGATAATGATAGCCTTCCATTGCGATATTCTGAAAGGTTCTTATTACCTAGTACCGACTGTAAGATTTGACACCAGTAGTGCATACGGAGAGAAGAGTATCTGGTTCCTCCTCCTAGGTGCTTTTGTGTTGATTGATATTTTTAAAATAAAAGACTAAGTATATTTTTTAAAATTTTTAAACATTATGAGTGTAAAAAACATTATTTTGGCATCAGTACTCGCAATTGTAGTACTCGCCGCAGGTTCAGTTATCGGTTGTTATTTCCATTACAACAACCAGGAAATCTCACTTCGCCAGCAGTCAGAGGCTCAGCGTGGCAAGATTGAGGGTGTTCACGACAAGATGTGGAAGGTTCTTCAGCAGAAGGCACAGGTTACGGATGAGTACAAGTCCGCATTCGAGTCCATCTATCCGAAACTTATCGAGGGCAGATACTCAAAGGGAGACGGCTCTCTTATGAAGTGGATCAAGGAAAGTAATCCTAACTTCGACGTTTCGCTATACAAGGACCTCATGCAGTCCATAGAGATACAGCGCTCCGAGTTTCAGACATCACAGGAGAGAATGCTCGATATCATCCGTGAGCACGAAACGCTCGTGAAGACATATCCGGCGAAGTGGTTCGTATCTGACACCAAGCCTATCGAATACAAGGTTATCTCCTCATCCAAGACAAAGATGATCATGCAGCTTGGAGAGGATAACGATGTAGACCTGTTCTAGAAGTAACGGCTTATGGAAATATTCATATTTCTAATCCCATTCGTGGTTGCTGCTTTCCTGTTGATTTTCTTCAGGAAGCAGACCACCTGGTGGGAATACGCAGTACTCATTGTTCCTTCAATCCTCATAGGAATCCTCATGGAGTTCGTGTTCAAGCAGTCCAATGCTGCCGACACGGAGTATCTCGGAAGCTACGTTACAAGAATCCGTCATTACGATGCCTGGAATGAGTACATACACCGCACGTGTACAAGGACCGTTGGAAGCGGAAAGAATCAACGTACGGAAACATACGATTGTTCGTACGTAGACAATCACCCTGAACGTTGGACATATTTTGATGCTAGGAACAAGGAAGAATACTTCATGACCGACAACGAGTTTAATGTAGTCAGAAAGATTCTCGGAACGCAAAGTGTGTTCATTGATATGCACAGGGATTACTACACTAAGGATGGCGATGCTCAGGAATGGGCGTGGGATGGCTCCATTGAAAACTCGTACACATTATCTTCCGAGCACGATTATAAGAATAAAGTGAAAGCCTCACGTTCTATTTTCAAGTTTGAGGATATAGATTATCAGCAGGCACGTAAGCTTGGACTGTTCGAGTATCCGGAGATCGTTCTTTACGATCAGAATCCTGTTCTCGGACTGAAGATCCCAAAGAATCAGGAGAAGGCGATGAGATGGCTGAATGGATACTATGGAGAGCGGAAGCAGTTTAGGGTGTTCGTCCTGTTCTTTACGAACAAGCCGGAAGAAATCGTTGAAAAGCAGCGCTCATACTGGCAGGGCGGCAACAAGAATGAACTTATCGTGTGTGTCGGCATCGATAAAAACAAGAATGTAAAGTGGTGCAACGCATTTTCATGGTGTGATAGCCCGGTCGTAGGCGTTAAGAGTAGAGACTGGTTTATGAGCAATCCCGTAAATCTCGAAAAGTACGCAGAGTATATCGGTCCGATCGTAGAAAAGGAATGGCACAGAAAGAACTTCGAGGATTTTGATTACCTTACCATCGAGCTTACCGACGGGCAGTACTGGGCTATCATTGTCCTCCTGCTGATATTCAATATTGTAATGAGCTCCTGGATTATTTCTAACGATTATAAAAACGATTTGTAGCGTATGAAAGAAAGATTAAAAATGATTTTTGACCGCATCGACATCTTTGTCGTGTGCATCGTCATCGGACTATGCTTCTGTATTGTGGAAGCCTTTCTTGGAATCTGGGACATGTTTGCTGATTGCTTCTTCATAACTCTCCTTGCTGCCGAAGGCTGCTACATCCTCCGCTGCAACGAGAAGCTGAAGAAAGAGCTGATAGAGACAAAGGAAAAGCAGAAGGAGGCAGAAGGTAAGGTAAAGGAGTTGCAAAATGAGGTGATTGCGGAGCAAGAAAAATACAATCATTGGATTGATGTGAATGGAAAATACTTCAAAATAGTCCAATTATGTAGGGATTTATGGGAGGAAAGATATTGCCTGGAGGAGGCAAAGGTTCTCTTATGCAAGAAAAAGCTGACTACAGGAGGTTTTCTAGAACAAATAAAGACTCACGAGGAAGCGATTGCTGATATAGAAAACAAAATCCGCCAAGCAAACATCGAATACAAGAAATCCCGCAATCAGCATTGATTCTATTGCATACTCGAAAATACTTGTCATAAATACAATTTGCCCCACGTTATACGTAAAATGGCGTGGGGATTTTCATTGTTAACCATTGTTCAGATAGTCGATGACTTTTCGGTTCGCCTCGTCTATCTTCTTATTGTCGAACTGAATATAGAGGTCGGTAGTGGATGAATCCCACTCACTATGACCTAGAGCCTTACCGATAACTTCCTTTGGAATATCAATGCTCGCCGCTATGGTGGCCCAGCTTCTTCTTGCAGTGTACCATATTATATCCTTGTGAAGTGGCTTGATTTCCTTCTTGACCAATGCGCCACGCTTGTTCTTCTTCATCTCGGTAGGTCCGATTCTCTTCAGGTAATCGCCTAGCGTTCTTCGGAAGCTTGATTCTTTCGTTCCATCATCCAGGATACACAGAAGGTGCTTCTTTCCCTTATACTTCCTGATGATCTCCATCGCTTCCGGCTCAACCTTGATGTCGTAGAGTCTGCCGGTCTTGTTGCGCTTGTATTGGATGCGCCCTCTCTTGATGCAGTCAGCAGGAAGTTCGAGCAGGTCGGAGAGATTGATGCCAATAAGGTAGAACCCGAGCATAAACAAGTCACGGTACTTCTCCATGAAAGGTTCTACCGGAAAGTCGCGATACTCCCTCATCTCCTCGGCACTCAGATATAGGTACTGCTGACGCTCCGTTTTGATGGAAAACTTACGGAAAGGATATTTGGTGGTAATCTCGTTGTCTATGGCCCAGTTGAACAACGTACGTATGTTTCTTAGGTCGATGGCGATTCCACCGCTCATGCGTCCTTTCAGGAGCTCATGCGCCTGGAACCTTTCGAGCCAGTCTCTGTCTATATTGTCGAAGTTCGCATGCTCATCAAAAGCTTCAATCCTCTTCCTTGTTCTGAGAAATATTTCCTTGGTGCTGTCCTTGGCCTTGGTCTTGATGAACTCATCGATGTAGTAGAGGATGTTCTTCTCTACAGATGCTGCCCTTCCGTTTATGATGGCTTTGATTTCGTCCTTCATCCTTGCTGCCGGAAGATCACCATTCATATAGACATATTCTTCCACGGACGCAAATAGCCTTGCTAGCATGGCCGTCTTGGCTCTTGCGTTCGGAACACTTTTCGGGAAGACCATCCCGCTGAACTTGACGGTACTCGTGATGCCGGTATAGACCTGGAATCTCTTTCCCTGATAACTGATGATGAAGAAAACCTTGAGGGACTTTCCTTCAACGTACGTCTTGATGCTATTCATACTTACTCACAGATTTTACTCACAACTCAATTTTACTCACATATTACTCACAAAACTAATCACATTGGCGTACATTATGCACGATTTTGTACCTATTTTGTGGGTGAAAATGATGATTTTTGATTATGTTTTTATAGTGAAAAACGATGTAAGTGGCTGATTATCAATACTAGAGCGAGATACGGGAGTCGAACCCGCCTCACAGGCTTGGGAAG